ATCCAGCAGGGCAGCGCGACGCACAGCGGCAGGATGAGCCACAGCGTCGGCCACGGGTGATGAGCCATCCAGTTGAACGCGGCGTTCGCCATCGTTTCTTCTCCCTGTCCGGCTTCAATGGTCAGGCATGCAGCAGGTGCATCGACCATCAAGAGTGAGGAATGCCTCGTGAGCAGCCTCGCCAGCGCGGACAAACTCATCGTAGAGCTTGCGAAGATCGCTGCCCTCGGCGCCGCGAGATGCTGCCGTGTAACGAAAGTCACCCGGCCAAACACCCTTGGGACACACCGCGAGATAGGCGGCAGTCCATGCTTTGTCGGCATCGGCTGCAATCTTGTTCAACTCAGCGTAACTCGTCATCTCACCCCTCCATCCGCCGCTGATGCTCGTCATCGGCACGGGATGCGCGGGCTTCCTGGTTATCGGCCGCCGCCATCAGCAGGGCTGCGACGGCGCGCGCCTCGTTGGGCGTCAGGTCGACGGCCTCCCAATTCTCATTGGTCGGGACGACAAGCGTGATGTGCGGATGCTCGCCCGTGACGAAGTTGTTCCAGACCTCGACATCGCCGCCGCCCTTGCGCTTCAGCGCGGTATGCTCGGGCAGCGCCACGCGGCTATGGTTCAGTTCACGCGTCATTTCACCCCTCCATCAATCCCCGCTCTTGGCGTAATTCCCTGAGTTCATCAGGGTCTGGTTCGCTCATTTCCCAAGGGCAGTTCCCGTCCGTTTCTTCTTCGAGTTCACATTGCCTAGGTGAATAGGCACCGCAGAATGGACAGAGAGGACCAAATATCCGCTCGCGTTCATCCTCTGGCGATTCAGTCTTCCATGCGTCGTAACCTGGCAAACCAGACATTACCTCACCCCTCCATCCGCCGCTGATGCTCGTCATCGGCACGGGATGCACGGTATGGACGCCAAGCATCGACATCGCTGATGAGGCTGTCGCCGTCTGTCGGCTCGCCATCCTGATCAACCGGCATGAAGTCGTAGTCGCCAGACTCCATGATGTTGCAGGAGTAGTAAGCCAGCGTCGTCGCGCCGCCTTTGAGGCGCACTTCGACCAGTGTTTCGTCCGCCGGCATCCGGCACGTCATGCGCTCGCCATCGTCGGTCAATGCGATGAATTCGGTTTCCATCACGCCCACTCCTTGTCCTGCTGGTATTTCGCGTCGGCACGGGAAGCAGCGCGGTCGTCTGCATCCATGAATTCGGGTTCGTCGTCGGGTTCCTCGCCAAGCAGGTCGGCAATGAGCGCTTCGGCTTCCGGGCGTGTCAGCCAGCCCTCGACGGTGCGTTGGGCGACGTGGTCATAGACGCGCCAGTTGCTCGGAGCTTCGCCTTCCGGGCAGTGCGACATCGAATAGCGAAGGCTGGTGACGTGGCGCATGTTCGTGTCCTCCGGGTTAGGCGGCGCGTTCCAGCGCGCCATGTTTGTTTGCTTCGAAACACGCACGCGCAAAGCCGAGCGGTGTTGCCGACCGGAAGTCAGCCCGACCGTCCGAAGGCGGTGCCTTGTGAATTCGGTCGTCCGGCTCAATGCCGGTCTGGAAATTCGGGGCCGGCATGACGAAGCCGTTGCCTGTCCAGAGGCACGTCTTTTTCGTGTAGCCATCTGCCGGCTCGAAACCGGAAAACTCCCACGGGTGAAACGTGTGGTCGGGCTTGCGCCAGTAGCTCGATATCGTGCTGACCGGGTTCTCGATGAGGTATGGCGCGTCGAACCACTCGCACCAGAATGCGGCGCGCTCGAAAAGCCGGATGCTGTCAGCGAGCTTCCCAAGGCCTTTGCCGGCGAACCAGCGCGCGCCCGATACCGCCATGTGATCGCACGGCGGGAATGCTGCGCCGAACAGAGCCCGACGCTCCGCCATCCACTTCGGCGGAACCCAAGTCAGCATGTCCGCGCCGATCCGCGTAAGCCTGCCTTCGCGCTGCTCACCTGCGGTGTGCTGCAAATCGACGATGACGGCGTCATAACCCGCTTCAAGCCACGGGCGGACGATGATGTCCGTCTTGCTGAAAAGGGCGAAGACGAAGCTCATTGCGCGGCTCCCACCGTGTAAGAATGCTGCCGATCAGAGCGCTTCAGCGTGTTCGCTGCTTCCATGGCGTCGGATGGCGAAAGGTGCCCGCTGACAAACCGCTCGTTACGGGGAACTTCGCCGCGTCCGATGAGGTCACAGCGATAAACGGCCCACGGCATATTCGTCGGGTTACGCACCACCTGATTGTCGGGCTTCGCGGTCATGTTCGTGTCCTCCGGGTTAGGCGGCGGGGTGGGTGGCGCCGCGACGCTCGGCGTTCAGGCGCCTTTGTTCGGCAAAAGAGAGGTTGTTCTCGCAGGTGGCGCACAGCGGCTTGCGCATGAACTCTTCTCGCCGCCGCTCCGCCTCTACGCGTGACTGCTGGCGAACCTCGTCGGGCGTTCGGATTTCGCCGTCCTCACGTCTGTTGAATGGATTGACGGTGCACTCGACGCGGAACGAACGCTTGCGTTTCTGTTTGCCGCACGAGGGGCAGTCGAACGATACTTCGGCAACTGCAGGATAAGCTTGGAATCTCATGACTGGCGCGCCTTTACTGCGACGTAGTTCATGAAAGGCTTGGCGTGATGCGCAGCGATGGCCGCCAATGTTGCGGCGGCTTCGCTCGCGTACTTCGCAGGGTCGGTTATGCAAATGCGGTCGTCATCCAGACGCACGGCCACACGCCATTCACCGTTCTGCGTCGTGTAGTAGGTGCTCGTAGCCATCTTCGTTCTCCATCCGATGCGGTTGGGCTGGGTGAATGGTTAGGCGGGGGCCTCAGTCGTCGTAACGGCTGGGTTCCTTCGCCTCGATCTGTGTGTTGATGGTGAAGCCCCAGTCGCTTTCGAGCGCGCCGTTCAGCGCTCGGAACATGGTGCGCGCCAACTTGCTGGAACTGTTGCTAAGCATCTTCTGAAAGGCAGCCTCGATCTTCGGACGCTCGGCTTTCACCGCTGCTGCCACGTAAGCCTTGGCGGCTTCCGCGAGGGCGTCGTCTACGAGTGCATCGATGGGGCGACCAAGGCGGCTGTCCGCCCAATACATCATCGCCGTCAGCGAGTATCTGGATGGGATCGGCTGTTCCTTGAGTAGCGCCTTTTCGATGAGGCTCGGCAGGTCCACGGTGGACAGGATGGCCTCGACGGCAGGCTGCACCTTCGCGTGGATGGCCTCCTGCACGACAGCCAGGTCCAGTTCGATACTTACGGTGCTCGCCATCTCTGCCTCCTAAAACCGATGCGGGTTTGCTTCGGTGATGGAGAGAGACTACGCAAAATGCATAACCACGTCAACAGCCAAAATGCAAAATGCGTAATTTTTCTTGCAGACCGGAAATCAGCGGGCTAATAAGAAACGGCCCGGCGGGGAGAGTCCGGCCGGGCCGCGAGACAGGGCAAATGTCAAAGCCGTTCTACACAAACCCACTTACAATAGCAACGGTTTTCGCTGTCTCGCGACGCATTTCTCGCAATTTCTTGCGTCTGATCGGAGGTTCCCGGCAGGATATTGCGTTGAGACGCGTTAAGGCGGCGGTCTTCACGGGTGTTGTCCCGCCAGCTCCGACTTTCCCGGCGCATGAACTCCCCCAGGCTGCCGGCGACCTCTTCGCCGGAATCAACAAATTCGCAGGCTCTGCTGTGCCCATTGCATCCTGCGGCCTTGAAGCGTCGGGCATCCCCCGGAACGGTTGAAAGCGCTCGGTATCGTCACCGGGTTGACTCCCCGGCCGACATCAAGCGTGGCGGCGCCGAAAAAAGCCGCTGGCGACGGTGCAGGGACAATGCACCGGCTCGACCCGCAAGGGCGAGGAAGGGAACTGAGTACGCGGGCCGCAAGGCCTCCCCTTAGTCAGGGGCTTGGAGCCGGGCATCCGCCCCATGCTTCAAGGCGGAAAGGGCAGAAGCTATGGGATCAGCGAGGAACCATGTGCTTCACTTTGGCCGCCCACACTATTTCGACGTCGAGGATCGGCCCCTCGGTATTTGACAGCAAGTGGTAGAATCCCGGCGTTTTCGAGCGCTTTATCTGCTTTACCAGCACGCGGTCGTCAGGAAGGCCGACGACGCACAGCCGGCCAACCATGTCAGGCGTTACGGGCGTCCTGACTTCATCGTAGAAAACGAGCCACTGGTCGAATAGCGCGCCCAAGCTCTCGCCGCGAATTTCCACAGCTACGGTTTCCGGGGTTGCGTCGTCGGGTGCGGGCACCATGTCGAACGGGCCTTGTGCTTCACCGTAGAAGTGCGCGACGGCTCCGGCTCCGACATATCCCATGACGGGAACCTGGCGCGGCCCGATTGGCGGCGGTCCCTTGCCGGTCAAAAGCCAGTCGGTCGAAACCTTGAACTTGCGCGCGTACTGCAGGAGCTGTTCGCGGCGCGGGCCTCGGCTGCCGTTCTCATGGCCGGCGTAAGTGGAATAGGTCAGGCCGAGCGCATTGGCAGCCTCGCGGGCGTTCTCGAAGCCTGCGGCCTCGCGAGCTTGCCTGAGTCGGTCTGACACGGTTTCCATCAAGCCGCATTTTGCATACTGCAATACGCAAAAGGCGTTGACAACGCGCTACGCAAAATGCATAACAAGGCATGGTCACCCCTCAGCAGATCGTCGAAACCCGTAAGCGGCTTGGACTTTCGCAGTCCGACCTCGGCAAACATTTCGGCGTCAACATCGCCACCATCTGGCGGTGGGAGAACGTAGGCGTTCCGACCCAAGGGACGGCGGCTGGCGCGCTGGCGAAGTGGGTTGAAGACCACGCCCCGGAGCGCGCCGCCTGATGTCAATGGAGCGGGGACGCGGGCAACATCCGCTTGACGGAACCTACCAGCGTAACCGCGCAGGCGGTGCTCGCCTTGATGATGGCATCGGGAACGGCATCGAGGGGCAGAACGATTTTCGCAACTATTTCCTGACCGGGACTCCCATCGTCCGTGACGGTATCGACGGTCAAGATGAAGCGGCCCAAGCCGCCTCCCAATATTTCGACCTTCCAAAGTCTGGAGCAAAGCGTGTCGCGGATATGCTTGGCTTCCTTCGCCATCGCAGCAACCCCTTACTGCATAACAAGACAACTCCCACGCAAACATCATGCGCCGGCAAAGGGTTGTTGTCGATTCGCTACGTTCGCTCACTGGCGTATTGCAGCCAGCGCAAACCGTCGCAGCCATCTCAGCGGAATTTGCGGACACTTCAGGCAGGGGAAGCTCTGCGGGGAGGGAAGGCGTGAGCTACGCGGACTTTCTCGAACGCAAGCGCATCCTTGACCCGATGACGGGGTTCAAGACGGTGCCGGAACTGCCACCTTTCCTCTTTGCGCATCAGCGAGACATCACGGCATGGGCGCTCCGTAGAGGGCGCGCTGCGGTATTCGCCGGCACCGGGCTCGGCAAGACATTGATCGAACTGGTCTGGGCCGATGCTGTCGCAGCGCACACTGGTAAGCCGGTCATCGTCTTTGCGCCGCTGGCTGTGGCCGCGCAGCACATTCGAGAGGCTCGGAAATTCGGCATTGATGCGCGGATCGTATCCACAGGTGCCGACATCGGCGCCGGCATCAACGTCACCAATTACCAGAAGATGGATCACTTCGACCTGTCGGTTTTCGGCGGCGTCGTCCTTGACGAGTCGTCGATCCTGAAATCGACGGACGGCCACTATCGCACGCGATTGATCGAGGAATGCGCCAGGGTGCCGTTCCGGCTTGCCGCGACCGCCACGCCAAGCCCGAATGACTTCATGGAGCTTGGCAACCATGCCGAGTTCCTTGGCGTGATGTCCTACACCGACATGCTCGCCACGTTCTTCACGCACGATGGCGGAGACACGCAGAAATGGCGTCTCAAAGGCCATGCCGAAAACGAGTTCTGGAAGTGGATGGCATCGTGGGCGGTGATGCTCCGCAAGCCGTCCGACCTTGGCTATCCGAATGACGGTTATGACCTGCCGCCGCTGATCCAGACCCAACATGTCGTCAGCGTCGATTACGCTCCGTCGCTGGATGCTGGAACGCTGTTTCCGATGGAAGCCCGAAGCATGTCGGAGCGCATCGCCGCGCGGCGCGACACTGTTGCAGAACGTGTTGCGCTCGCAGCATCGATCACCCCGGCCGATCGCCCGTTTGTCTGGTGGTGCAATCTCAATGCCGAGAGCGAGGCGCTGGTCAAAGCCATCCCAGGCGCCGTCGAGACGCGAGGTTCGGATAGCGACGAAGTCAAGGAGCGCAAGCTCAACGATTTTTCCGAGGGTCGCACGCGCATTCTGGTCACAAAGGCAGGAGTCGCTGGATTTGGCATGAACTGGCAGCACTGCGCAGACACTGGATTTGTCGGCCTTAACGATAGTTTCGAGCAGGTCTATCAGGCAATCCGCCGTTTCTGGCGCTTTGGGCAGAAAAAGCCCGTCAACGTCCAGTTTATCGCGGCGGAAACCGAGGGCGCGGTCGTCGCCAATATCCGCCGAAAGGAAGCAGACGCGGAACGCATGGCTGCGGCAATGGTCAAGCACACGGCGTCCATTTCGTCCGCGTTGATCCGGGGGATGCAACGCGACAGACCTGACTATCTTCCGACACACCCCGTCATTCTCCCCGAATTTCTGAGGTCGATCGATGCAGCAGCATGACGGCGTGAAGGCTGTGGATCAGGTTATCACACCTGATTACGCAATCTACCAAGGCGATAGCTGCGAGGTCATGCGCGCCATTCCCGGCGACAGCATCCACTTTGGCATTCACTCTCCGCCGTTCGAGGGGCTCTACAAATTTTCCAACTACGATCGCGACATATCGAACAATGAAGGCGGCGAATTTTGGGAGCATTATGCCTTCCTGATCCAGGAGTTGCTCCGCGTCACCAAGCCCGGCCGTCTCCATGCCGTGCATTGCATGCAACTGCCGACATCGAAGATCAGGCACGGCCATATCGGGATGCGCGATTTCCGGGGCGAGATTGTCCGCGCCTACGAGGACGCAGGGTGGATATTCCACAGCGAAATCTGCATCTGGAAAGACCCTGTCGTAGCGCAGCAGCGCACCAAATCGATCCGTCTCCTGCACAAGCAGATCGAGAAGGACAGCACGATCAGCGGGCAGGGCCTTGCCGACTATGTGCTGGTGTTCCGCAAGCCGGGCGATAACAGCGAAGCGGTCGCGGGTCCGTTCGATACGTTTGTGGGGACCGGTCTCGACATCAGCCGCGCCGCTTACGAGCGTCATGCTGCGGAAACCCGCGCCGACGGACGCGAGCCATGGCCGTTCGACAAGTGGGTGAGCATTCTCGTTTGGCAGCGCTACGCATCGCCAGTCTGGATGGACATCGATCAGACCCGCACGCTGCAATATCGCGGCGGCCGCGACGAGAAGGACGAGCAGCATATCTCGCCACTGCAGCTCGACGTCATCGAACGATGCATCGATCTGTGGACCAATCCCGGCGATGTTGTCCTGACCCCATTCATGGGCATCGGCAGCGAGGTCTATTGCGCCGTGAAGATGGGCAGGCGCGGCATCGGCTGCGAACTGAAGCCGAGCTATTTCCGGCAGGCCGTCAAGAACCTTGAACTGTTGAAGGAGGAACGCACAGCGCAACTGTTCGCGATCGATCATGACACCGTTCCTGATGAGGCCGCCGCATGACGCCGCTCTACGTGCTTCTCTGGCTCGGCTCCTGCCTACTTTCCGGCGTTGCTGGCGCGTACATTCACGGCGCCCTGCATCGGCCCTTGCCTCGCAATGCAATCCTTGAGCCCGTCTACGTCGATAGCGAGGCGCAGATCGTCGTCCGGTTCCGCACGGCGGAGGGCTCCTGATGGCCGCTCCGCACAATCATCATTCGCCGGCTTCCGGTGCCTTCGCGGCAAGTCCGGGAAGCTCGAAATCATCAACCACATATGCGCTTCGGCCTGAGCCGGGAAGTTCCGTCCGTCGCGCATCTTCATCCCCTGCTTCTGACACCAACAAAGGTAGGTCAGGAGCAAAAGAATGGCGTCCCCGCTATGAGCATCGCCCGCCAGTATCCCAAGCCCAAGCCTGACAAGTCCACCAAGCCGATGAGCACCGATGCGACACGGCAGAGGCCGGTCGTGAAGGCGAAGACGAAGCAAAAATCGAAACGGAGGAAAGCATGAGCGACGAAGTCACCGAAACCAGCCAGACGGTCGCGGCCGGCCAGTTGCGCGCCTTCATCGAGCGCATCGAACGCCTCGAAGAAGAGAAGCGCACCATCGCCGACGACATCAAGGAAGTCTACCTCGAAGCGAAGGGCGTGGGCTTCGACACCAAGGCTGTCCGGACCATCATCAAAATTCGCAAGAAGAGTGCTGCCGAGCGGCAAGAGGAGGAAGCAATTCTGGACCTCTACAAGGCCGCGCTCGGCATCGCCTGAAACCAACCCCGGCGCGGGGAACGCGCAAAGCCAAACGGAGGAAGTGATGAACGCCACAGTTCAAGCCCTGCGCAACGTCAGCGCTGATGAAAACGTTGTCGAACTGCCATCGAACTTCGCGGCGGAGCTCCTCCGCAAGCCGGCTGGCCAGAACGAAGTCGAGCGGCTGGAAGACCTGCACCGCATCGAGGTCTCCCGCTGCTCGCAGCGCATTGCCGATGCCCGCCGCAAGGAAGCGAACGACCTTGCTGAAGTCGCGGAGGAACGCGCCGCACTCGACAAGCGCGAGACCGACATCAAGGCCAAGGCGCTTTCCGAGGTCACGCATCTCGATCGGCGTCTTTCCGCGGCGCAGGCCTATCTCGACGCCATCGCGGGGTAAGGCGAAATGGATGTGCTTCGCCCACGACTGTTTCGCTACGCCGGCAGGGAAGACCCTTCGCCTTTTCGGCGCGTGCGCGTGCTGCCGAGATCGCACCGGGCATACATGATGTTTCGGGCCGGCAAGGACACGCTGGCCATAGCGGAGCATTACAGTATCCGCGAATGCACGGTGCTCCGCTGGATTTCGCAAGAACGCAGCAAGCGCCTTGGCCTCGCCGATCCTTATGAATGCGACGTGGCGGGGTAAGCCATGGCCCGCGACCCGAGGACATTCTGGGAGGAGAGCCGCACTCAGTGCGCTATCGTCTCGTTCCTGCGCCGGACCTTGCCCGGAAGCTACCGGGTCATTTCGATCCCCAACGGACGGTTTCAGGCCGATCCAAGGACCATTGCGCGTTTGAAGCGGGAGGGGCTCACGCCGGGGGCGCCCGATCTTCTCGTCATGCGCAATGACGGGTGGTTTGCATCTCTTGAAGTCAAGTCAGATACCAGCCGGCTTTCAGCGGACCAAACCGAATGGAGTGACTGGCTTACGGCTGGCAATGGCAGCCAGGCGGTCGTCAGAAGCTTGGACGAGGCTGTAGAGGGCGCGGAGATGACCGTGGAGGTTCCGGGCGGCGACGGCGAGGAAGGCCCGCCCCAGCCTGAGTTCGAAGCGAATTTCCCCGAACCGATGCCGGACAAGGAGGCGGGGTAATGATCCGCTATTCCCTCCCATATCCACCGAGCGTCAACAACCTTTTTTTCAACACGGGTCGCGGGCGGTCGAAAACGGACGCCTACAAGGCATGGCAGGAGGCCGCTGGCTACGCAATCGTCGAGCAGGGCAGGAAGCGCATCCACGGCCTCGTAGCCCTCTCCATTGCCCTTGTGAAGCCTGACAAGCGCAAGCGCGATCTGTCCAACGTCATCAAGGCAATCGAGGACTTGCTCGTCTCAATGTCGGTCATCGACGACGACAGCCTCGTCCAGCGCATTTCGATCCAATGGGTGGATGCCGGCGATCCCTGCGTCGTGCTGGTCCACGAATATGAGGTGGCGCTGGCGGCATGAGCGCAAGCAACCAGACTGACGACGAAAAGGCCTACGCGGCGTTCGAAGAATATCGCGCCGCCAAGATGCTTGCGGAGCGCACCATGAAGTTTCGCGATGCGGAAAATGCAGCCGCGGCCTGGGTGCGCTTCGTCAACCTGTACTTGCCGCCAGACCAGCGGATGCCGGCAACGAAAGTCATCCCTTTGCATCGGAGGACCGTCCAATGAGCGGAGTTTCCGACCATTTCATGACAGCTCTTTCCAACGAAATGCGCGGGTTCGTCCCGTTCTATTTCGATCGGATCGTGCCCTTGGTCTCGAGTCCTATCGAAGCCCATTTCGGTGTTGCTTTTTTCATCATCAGCCTCTTGCGCAACGACCCAGCCGTGATCATCGCGCAAAATGGCCCGCTTGGCGCCTCAGCCGGCCGTCGATGGTTTGTCGAACCGCAGTTTAACCTCCTGTCCTACAGGGCCGACTTCCTCATTGGACCTCTACCCCGTGCAGAGCATGGGAATTTAGTGGTGGAGTGCGACGGGCACGACTTTCACGAGAGAACTAAAGAACAAGCGGAGCACGATCGACGCCGCGACCGCGAGATGCAGGCAGCCGGCTACAAGGTGTTCAGGTTCACTGGCGCTGAAATCTACCGTGACCCATTCCGGTGCGCCGGCGAGGTTTTCAATGAACTTTTGAGAGCGACCCGATCATGAGCCGTATTCGATCCATCCATCCAGGCCTGGCCTCCGATGAGGCGTACATGACAATGACCGTGGCTGCTAAGGCAGCTTGGCCGCTACTCTGGACCGAGTGTGATGACCACGGCGTTTTCGAATGGAAACCTATAGTTTTGAAGGCTCGCATCTTCCCCGCCGATGCCATCGATTTTTCAAAAATACTCGATGAATATGAAGTCCTGGGAACCGTAAAGCGGTTTGAAGAAGCCGGCAAATCCTACGGTGTAGTTCGAAATTTCGCCCGGTATCAGCGTCCCAAACACCCGTCGTGCAGGTATCCATTTCCACCCGCACTGTGGGAATTCGGAGGGGTCAAGAGGGATGATTCTGGTAATCCCCCCCCCGTCCTCCCCCCGTCCTCCCCCCGTCCTACCGAAAAACCTGCGCAGATGAAGGAGGAAGGAGGAAGGAGGGAAGAGGGAAGAGAAGAATCTTCGCCCGCGAAGATTGACCAGCAGGATTTTGAGAGATGGTATGAGGCCTACCCGCGTCATGTGGGCAAAGGCCAAGCCGCTCGCGCCTATCGAGTTGCGCTAAAGAAGGCTTCTGTTGAGGTTCTCTTGGCTGGAGCCCGAGCGGCGGCACAGCGATATGCCAAGAACGATCCGCAGTTCACGCCGCATCCAGCTACATGGTTGAGCGGCGAACGATGGCTGGATGAAGTGCCAATTGGGCTTCCTCCTCGACGTCGATGGCAAGATGAGCCGGAATATCGCGGAGTCAAAATCCTGTGACCGACATTGTCGAGGTCAAGCGGATGCTGGCAGACCGTGCCCAGGCTGTTGCGGAAATGCTCCTGCCCAACGGCCGCAAGGAAGCGCAGGAATGGCGTGTCGGCTCCACTGGTGGCGAGAAGGGCCAGTCGCTCGGCGTCCACCTGTCTGGCGCCAAGGCGGGCATTTGGAGCGATTTCACCACGGGCGAGGGCGGTGACCTGCTTGACCTATGGGTTGCCGTCAAAGGCGGAACCCTTGGCGACGCGCTGGAGGCGGCACGGGCATGGCTGGGCGTCACCAGGCAAAAACCCTACCGCGAACCTCAGAACAACTACCAGCGGCCACAGAAACCCGCCTGCAAGCCGATCCATGGCCTAGCGCTCGACTATCTTCGCGAGGACCGCAATCTGCCGGGTGTCGTGCTGGCGAAATACAAGGTCGCCTGCAACGGCGACGAGATAATCTTCCCCTACCTGCTGCCGGACGGCACGCTGGCGCTGGCAAAGTCGCGGAAAGCGGTCGACGGCGCGGCTCCAAAGCCGACCGCAGCCAACTGCGAGCCGATCCTGTTCGGCTGGCAGGCTATCCCGGAAAACGCTCGCGAAGTCGTCATCACCGAAGGCGAAATCGATGCGCTGTCCTGGGCCGCATATGACCGGCCGGCGATGTCCGTCCCCTTTGGCGGGGGCAAGGGCGGCAAGCAGAAATGGATCGAGAGCGAGTTCGATCGGCTGGAGCGGTTCGAGCGAATTTATATCTCGACCGACATGGACAAGCCGGGCGAGGAAGCTGCCGAGGAAATCGCTTCTCGGCTTGGCCGTCACCGTTGCTACCGGGTTCTGCTCCCGCACAAGGACGCCAATGAGTGTCTGGTTGCCGGCGTCACCAAGCAGGCGATGGAAAAGGCGCTTGCAGATGCGTCTAGCCTTGATCCGGCCGGCCTGAAGCGTGCGAGCGATTACACAGACCGCGTCATCCACTTGTTCTGGCCGGCGCATGAAGGCGAGGTCGGCTACACGCTGCCTTACGGCAAGCTGGTGGACAAGATCCATTTCCGGCCGGGCGAGATAACGCTGTGGTCGGGCGCGGCGGGCTCCGGCAAGAGCCAGATCATCTCTGACTGCATCCCGCACTGGATCAAGCACGGCAGTCGCATCTGCCTCGCCTCGCTCGAAATGAAGGGCGAGCAAACGCTGCGCCGCATGGCAAAGCAGACAGGCGGCGTCGATCGCCCGACTGCGCAGTTCATCGCCCGGATACTCGCATTCCTTGACCAAGGGCTGCTGCTTTACGAGCATGTCGGCAAGGCAGGCATCACGTCGCTTCTGGACGTGTTCGACTATGCCCGCGCGAAGTACGGCTGCGACCAGTTCGTCATTGATAGCCTGATGCGACTCGGCATCGCCGGGGACGATTACACCGGCCAGGAAAAGGCGGTTTTCCAGATCGTCGACTGGTCCATCAAGCACAACGTCCACATGCATCTGGTGGCGCACTCGCGAAAAGGCGAGCGGGGACAGGGTGCACCGGAAACCGAGGACATCAAGGGGGCGATGGAAATCGGCGCGAACGCTTTCAACATCCTGACGGTCTGGAGAAATCGCAGGCACGAGGAAGATATCCAGGCTGCCGAAAACGAAGATTTGAAAGCCGAGCTGGAGGAAAAGCCCGGCGTCATCCTGAACGTCGCGAAGCAGCGCAATGGCGACTACGAAGGCAAGACGGGACTGTGGTTCGATCAGACGACGTATCGCTATCACTCGTCATTCGATCGCGGCCTGTGGCAGCGCGATTTCATGCACGGCTCTGCGCAGTCTGAGGCAGCATGAATCTGCTCCCCGAATATCACGCTCAACCGTATGGCCGGAAGTTCAAGGCAGCCTTCAAGTTGTTCGAAGGAACGGACTGGCATGTCGTGCCGAACTCGGAACCGTTCGATACGGCAAGCGAAGCCATTGAAGCCGCGAAGGAGCACGTCAAGTCCGCGCTCAATTCGAGGATACGAGCGTCGAAGACGAGCAGGCCTTGGCCGACAGTCTCGGTATCGAGGAATGGCGCCGCAGCAAGGCGCAGGAAGAAGCACTAGCCCCTGAAAGCGTATTCGGAGACTGCCCGCCCGTGGTGAAGAACGCCAGTGGCCGTGAGGCTCCTGTGGAACGGAGGAAGCGTTGATGTTTGTCGCAGCATATCGAAACACGGAACGGTCAATTCGCGAGCGGTCTCCCGCGCCGCCACCGGCTCCAAGGCCGGAGCCCATCAACATCAGGGCCGAGCAAATCATCGCCAAGGCGAAGGCCGAAGCGGAGGAACAGGCCCTGCTCATTGTCAGCCGGGCACGGGAGGAAGCGCAGCAAATCATCGATGACGCTCATGCGAAAGTGGTGGACATGCTGGGCGCGACTGAAACGGCATTGGCCGCGCCGCCTCGCATTCCTGGCATCGACATCATGAAGGGTGTGGCGAACAAGCACGGGGTCACCGTGACAGACCTTCGCAGCCCGCGCCGGCCTGCCTATTTGACCGACATCAGGCAGGAGGCGATGGCGCTGGTTTACCAGCTTCGCCCGGACCTTTCCCTGCCGGCAATCGCCCGCCTGTTCAACAAGGACCATACGACGGTCCTGCACGCGGTTCGCAAGCTTGGCGTCTATCGCGGTCCCAATCCGAACGCGCCGGCAAATCGGAGAAATGACGCAGCATGAAGCTCAATCGACGTTCGCTGTTCGGGTTCATGGGTGGCGCTGCTGTGGCCGGGCCGAAGATGGCGGCCGGGCTCGCTGAAGATGTTGCTTCGGGCATTGGCGGATACGGCAGTATCTCCACGGCGGGAATGTCAGCCGCCAACGGTTGGGCAACGCTGAAGGGCTCCACCCTCGACGATGGCGCATGGAAAATGCAGCGCATCGCCAGCCTCAAAAAACTCCTGACCGGAGAAGATGAGGAAGAAAAGCATCAGCGGTTTATGGACCGCCTTCACGCAGCCGAACGTGTCGAGCGGTTCCGGCTGGACGGTCTCCGCAGCGTGTCAGCGCAACACCGAATGCGCATGTTCATCGACAGTGAAGAAATGCGCAGGGCGCACATCAGCCGCGTTCACGCCAGCCGTGAACTTGACGAGTTGATGGGCCGCTCTCTGCGCAGTCTGTAAGGGGAGGGGTGGATGCCGATGTGGTTTGTGATTGTCTTGGCGAATTACGCCCTCTTCGTATTCTTGGCTGCACTGCTGTTGCGAACCGCGTGGCGGTTCAAGGATTTGCAGGCCGCCAAGACGGCGGGCGTGGTTTTGGCTGGGGGCACTCTAGCAATGCTCGCGTCGATTTATGTGGGCGGGCATCCATGACGCTGGTCGAGAAAATGGCGCGGGCGATGGAAGCGGTTAACGCCAATACTGAAGGACTTCGCTTCACAAAACTCATGGAAGCAATGGCAATCGCCGCCCTCAAAGCCATGCGCGAGCTAACGCCGGGAGAGTTCCCAGACGACATCACGCAGGCGCAGCATTTTTGGTTCTGGACAGACATGATCGACGCCGCAATCAAAGAGGCTGAAGGCGAATGAGCGCGCTCGCACGCTTCATGGATTGGCTTTTCGGGCCAAGAAAACCGCCGTCAACTCTCGTCCGGCCATTCGGCCCAATGCTTGACGCGATGCAGGAAAAGGACCCGGAGCTTTACGATCAAATCTGCACCGATCCGGCGTCGGTTGGCCTCGCGAAATGGCGGGAGAAGTACCCGGAAGATTTTGTTCCACGTGAAGCAAAGCAGGTGACCGATTGAAAGCCCGCACCCGCTCCCAAAAGCTGAAGCGCAAGCGAGGCCGTCCCCGCTTGTCGGCAACGAACTACCAGCCCAACGGCAAACCATCACGCAGAAAGGCAAGCCTGGAAATGAAGCAGCTCCGCGAGCAAGAACTGACAGAAGCCGAAAAGGTCGACAACATCTCTGTCGCGGCCTCGGCCCGCGCTCGACACAACGGCATTGCCCCGGAACAGGCCGCCGACCCTCGCTATGGCTATGAGCTTGGCAGGCTGTTCATGGCCGACCGCATCACCAAGCTTCAATACGAGGCAGGGATGAAACTCGCCACCGACATGGCCCGCTACTACGGCCTGACAGGCGTACCGTTTCCCAGCGCGAGGGCACAGAACCTGTTTTCCGTGCGAGGCGAGGCCGGAGAGAGCGAAGGAAAGCAGAAGGCGGCCCGATTGGCCGGCGAGAAGGCAAGGCGCCTGCAAGCCATGCTCCTGACCGTCGGCGACAACCAGACGGGCATCAGGGTTCAGCGCGTCGTGCTGTCCGTGGTGGTGTCCGACCAGCCGCTCGGCAAGTCAACGCAGGACCATTTCTTCCTGCGTCGCGGCCTCAATGCGCTCACCAGCTATTACGGGATGGAGTGAGACGAATGCGTCAGCCAGATCGCATGGAAGTCCGGGCGCGCGAACTGTGCGTTGCCGCCGGCATTGATCCTGAAAGCCGTGTCGGCGAAGGACGCGGGATGCCGGCATGGTGCACGTTCCGGGACGCGGCACGTCAGGAGCAGGTCTTGAAGGAAGCTGCGCAGGTTGAACTTCCGCCGCAGGCCGCTGAATATCAGAATTCGCCCTTGAAGGTTTTCGGCGAGCACGACGAAGGCACGCTGGCGCAGATGCGCAACTGCATGGCGGTCGGCAACGTAGTGGCTGGAACCATCTGCGCAGACGGCCATCTCGGCTATGCGCAGCCGGTCGGCGGCGTCATCGCCTATGATGGCCAGATCAGCATCTCCGGTGTCGGGTTCGACATCGGATGCGGGAACATGGCTATCCGCCTCGATACGCCTTTCTCCGCAATCCAGGACAGCGTTCCAACCATCATCAAGGACGTGGCGCGCATCATCTCGTTTGGCGTCGGTCGCACCAATGACGAGCGTGTCGAGCACGAACTGCTTGACGATGCCGATGCTTGGCGCGAGTCCGATCGAGAGGACTATCGCAGCAAGGCGGCTGCGCAGCTCGGCACCGTCGGGTCAGGGAACCACTATGTTGATTTGATGCGCGATGAAGCTGGCATGGTCTGGATCGGCGTGCATTTCGGCTCGCGCGGGCTCGGCCATTCCAGCGCGACCAAGTACCTGAAGGCAGCCGGCGGCAAGGATGGCATGAACGTTCCGCCGGCGGTCATCAACGAGGACAGCGAAATCGGTCGCCGCTACATCGCGGCAATGGAGCTTGCCGGGCGCTACGCCTACGCGGGCCGGGAATGGGTCTGTGAGCGTGTCCGCAAGATCATCGGCGGCGAGGAGACCGACCGCGTGCACAACCACCACAACTACGCTTGGCGAGAGCGCCACGGCAACCGTGACCTATGGGTGGTTCGTAAGGGCGCGACACCGGCCTTTCCCGGCCAGCGCGGCTTTGTCGGCGGCTCCATGGGCGACGACGCGGTCATCATCGAAGGCGTGGACAGCAACGAGGCACGTTCGTCGCTCTATTCGACGGTGCACGGCGCTGGACGTCTGTTCGGTCGCAAGGAAGCAAAGAGGCGTTTCCAGCGAGACGAGATGGAGCGCTGGCTTCAGGAGCGTGGCGTTGTGCTCATCGGTGCCGATCTGGACGAAAGCCCGATGGCCTATCGTCGCCTGCCGGAAGTGCTCGCCCATCATTCCGCGTCAACGAAGGTGCTGCATACGCTGCGCCCGTTCGCAGTGGCGATGGCCGGGGCGCGTGAAGAAGACCCTTGGAAAGACTAATCTCCGTGCGTCACACAACTGAAACCAAAGAGCGCATTTCCAAGGCGATGAAGGGCAAGAAGCCGGCCGGCTTCCTCATCTTGAAGGAATGCCGCCATTGCGGTGTCGAGATGAACGCACCGAATCTTGGCCGTCATGAACCGGCGTGCGCGGCCAAGATCGCAGCCGGTGTATTCCCAGACAAGAGCGTCAAGCAATTGAAGGATATGCGGCGCAAGCTTCGCGCCTACGGAATCAGTCCGGCAGATTATGCGGCGATGTGGTCGCGGCAGGGCGGCCTTTGTGGCGTGTGCGGCGGCGACAATAAGCGTCGCGCCTTATCGGTAGACCACAATCATTCGACAGGCAGCGTGCGCGGTTTGCTTTGCGGCGGCTGCAATCTCATGCTCGGATACTCAAAGGATAGACCGAGCGTCCTGCGGCAGGCGGCAACATATCTTGAGCGACACGAAACGTTAGAGCCGGACAGTTGCGAGTGTCCCGAGTTCGATCCGTTCAAAGATTGAGGTGGCTACCGCTCAGGGATTCGAACCCCGATATTCTGGACCAAAACCAGATGTCCTACCGTTAGACGAAGCGGGAAATGGCCGCTGCGGCGGGACTTGAACTCGCAACCTTCGGAGTGGCGATTATATCTTTGACAAACCCGCTAGGCTAAACAAGGACGAGCTGATATGACCGGCTGAGAGAGGGGTGACGGTGAAGGGTCGGCATTTTATCGGCGTCGTATTCTTGATCGCCATCGTCGTAGCGATGTGTCGACCGCAGCGAGACGACTATGTTGAGCTGTCAGATGACGACGCGTTCACTGTTGCAGTCCACGCATTGGCAATCGCCAAAATCACCGGTTGTGGCGATCTCGAAATCACGTCTCAACTAGGCCACGACATCAATGTCAGATGTGGAGACGGCCGGATTCACACCATAACGAACGGCCCCGCCACCCTTAAAGTTGACGGGAAAATTGTCGAGTACTGACGCGCGCTTGCCGGGCCGGCAGCCTTCGGCGGTGTAGTCGGGCATTCCGTTGACTATCTTGGAACGAGAGGTAAACACGTTCGTTGCTTGGAGAGGCAAATCACTTTACCTTGCTTGTCGAGCGGGGGCTTCTCTATGCATCACGTCGAACATTCAACATTCGATCGTGTGTTAGTGGTTTTTGAGAAACGTTCAGATGGTGGGCTCCGGGTTTCAAGCCCCGATGTGCCAGGTTTTCGGCTTTCCCATAGCAATCCAGCACTTGTAACCGCCGACATCATCCCCGCGCTCGAAACTATCATCGGGGAAATGTTTGGCAGCGTTGTCCGCGTGCGAATGGCAGGCGAACAACTTCCATTGCCGGAACAGCCTGCCACCCCTACGCAGACAGACTATACGGTTCGCCAGATAGCCGCCTAATCGGATGATCGCCGTTCGCCTCTTGCAGCGGCAAGAGTGGGAAAAACGCCTTAGGTCATACGGCTGTTACCCTGTGGAAGGGTTGACCAAGCTGAATACTGCGGAGTGGTGGCGGTGGCCGTGGGGTGGCCCACCCTTTACCGTGTCGACGGAATCCGGGGGCGCTATGGATGAGCGTACTTTTCACGGGCTGATGCAGGACATGGGAACTCTCGCTCCGCCGGGCTGGGAGTTCAGCGATCCTTACAATGCCGGCAAGACAAAAGAGTAGCCTGCTAGCCCTTGGCCTTTTTAGCAGCCTTCGCCTGCGCTTCCTTGTCAGCGCGTATGACCATCTCGTCATAGGGCGCGTGCTTCGCTTCGGCGATGCGCTTCACGATCTTGTCGAACGCCGCTTCGGACTGGTCCGTCTCGAGCTCACGCGCGGCGTCCTCGAACTTCTCGCGCTGGGTTTTCGGGTTCTTGGGCATGTTCAATCCTCTGCTCGTGCAGCGGCAGCATTGGCTTTGATAAAGTCTGCAATCCGATCTGCCTCAGTTGGATTGCCCTCGATCCAAAGTGCCACAAAGGCCGATGAAACAATGTTGGCGGGAATAAACCCCAGCGACTGCCCAACCTGATTAAACAATAAGTGAGGGTCGCGATTGCTCCTAGCGATATCCTCGACTACTTGGCGAGTCGAAATCTACGGCTTCGCCGTCGAAGGCACGGACTTTGGTCAGACGTATTTTCCGGAGATACGCGCCATAGGACTGTTCCCTGACCTTCAATAAGAGGCGACGGATAATGCTATCGCGTATCTCGGACCGGAATTCGTGGGCCATTGGCTTGCTCCAAACCGGCCGCGCGGTGGCGCGCGGCCGGTTTTAGACCGTGCAAGCTTCATATTCAGTCGTCAAGACCGGCCACGCCGCTTCTTCTCGTATCGCCATAGGGGAAGCTTCAGTTGAACCGGCTTTCGATAATGTTGCTTCTTAGCGTCAAGCAGGTTTGCGATAAGTCAGGCGGCGTCCCTTGAAGCCCATCAGCGCGACGACCGAACGAACGGCGTCGTCAATGCCAAGCGCGGCGCGGTTCGAATAGCGGAAGTCGAACTCTGCCAGATAGCGGTGCAGGTGGTGCTCCGCGCAATGCTGGTAAACGCCCTTCATGCCGCGCTTGAAGATGCTGAAATAGCCTTCGACCGTGTTCGTGTGGACGGTGTAGCCGTCCTCGTACCGGACGTATTCTTCGGCCTGATGGCGGTCGATCTGGATGCGTGGAGCGGTTCATAATGCGCGCGGCTATATCAGCGCAGTGGGATTCTCGTCAACCCTCTTGACATTCCCTCCGAAGCAGTCGAATTAATGCGCCATCCTACAAAATCGACGCAACGCGACTAACCAGAGCCCTGTTGAACGCTGACGAGCGTCCGGGGCTCTTTCCATTTCGCAGTTCCGCCCCGCACCTCCCTGCCCCTGATACCGGCTACGGGGAAAAAGCTGCAACGCTCGTTCCTGAGAAGCACCCGCGCGGGGCCACCGGCTCGCATGTCGGCCGTGTCATGAAGCGGGTAAGCGGCAGCGCCTGATGAAATCCCATGAAGGGCAACTAATGCCGAAAGAACGCGGCTATTCGCCCGATAAGGTCAAAGACATTGCGGATCGCGCTGAAGGCCTGAAGCCCGACGCACCGCAGGCCGAAATCGGCAGGCCACCAAAATACAAGGACACCTTTGCGGAACAGGCTGCCAAACTCTGCCTGCTCGGAGCGACCAATGCGGACCTGGCCGATTTCTTCGGAGTCGCCATTCGCACAATCGAGCGCTGGACCGTAGAACACGAGCCGTTTTGTCGGGCCGTAAAGGAAGCGAAGGAGACGGCGGACGCCAAAGTCGAGCGTAGCCTATACCAACGCGCGGTTGGCTACACCTTCGATAGCGAGAAGGTGTTCAACGGACGTGAGGGCGTGGTCCGGGCTCCGATACGCGAGCACGTGCCGCCTGACGTGACGGCGCAAATCTTCTGGCTGAAGAACCGTCGCAAGGAAGACTGGCGCGACAAGCATGACCACGAGCACTCAGGCGGCGTGGCGGTCATCCTGAGCCGGGATGACGCAGACCTTTAAGCGCACGGCGAAACAGCAGGAGCTTCGGCAATTGCTGTCCGGCCCGGCCACGCATTGCCTCGCATATGGCGGTTCGCGCTCTGGCAAGACGTTCGGCTTTGTCGATGCCATCTGCACAAGGGCGATAAACGCGCCGGGCTCTCGTCACGGGATATTCCGCTACCGCTTCAACGCGGTGAAGACGTCCATCATGCTCGACACCTTTCCCAAGGTGATGAAGCTGGCGTTTCCAGGCGTTTCGGTCGCCACGAACAAGCAGGACGGCTTTGCCGAACTGGTAACGGCTGAAGGCAAGTCGGAGTTGTGGTTCGGCGGCCTCGACGACAAGGAGCGCACCGAGAAAATCCTCGGCATGGAATTCGCCACCATCTACACGAACGAGGCGAGCCAGGTTCCATACGAAAGCTACCTGCTGTTGCAAACCCGTCTGGCGCAGAAGGTCCAGAAGCTCGACGGCAGGCCGCTGGCGCTGAAGGACTACGTCGACCTTAACCCGACGACGGAAACGCACTGGACGAACCAGCTTTGGGTGGCGGGTGTCGAACCGCAATCGCAGAAGTTCGTCAACAAGGACGATTACCGGCATATCGTCATCAACCCGGCGGACAATCTCGACAACCTGCCGGAAGAATATCTGCGGATGCTGCAAACCATGCCGGAAAGGCAGCGGCGTCGTTTCTACGAGGGGCTTTTCCAGAGCGATGTAGAGGGGGCGTTGTGGCGCCGCCAGATCATTGGACGACTGTCGGACGCGCCAGCCATGGCGCGCATCGTCGTCGCCATCGATCCGGCTGTGTCCACGACCATTGGTTCTGATGAAACCGGCATCATCGTTGCGGGCGTAGACGAGAAGGGCAGGGGCATCGTCCTTGCCGACGAAAGTGGCCGCTACAGCCCAGAGGAATGGGCAAGGCGGGCCGTGGGGCTCTATCGCTCATACAACGCCGACAGGATCGTCTACGAGGCGAACCAGGGCGGCGACATGGTCGATGCGGTCATTCGCGCACAGGCCCCGAATATCCCGACGACCTCGGTTCGAGCAACGCGCGGCAAGTGGCTGCGGGCGGAGCCGGTCGCTGCATTGTACGAGCGCGGCAAGGTCTTCCACGTCGGCATCTTCGACCGGCTTGAGGACCAGATGTGCGCGTTCACCCCGGATTTCGACAGGACCGAACAGGGCTACAGCCCCGATAGGGTCGATGCGCTCGTGTGGGCGCTGACAGACCTGTTCCCTGACGTTGTTCCTGTCGTTGAAGAAAAGCGCAAGGCCGCAGAACGACCGGCCTTTGCCGGCGCATGGATGAGCTGATGTCAGACGATATCCTCAAGGAGGCCATGGACGAGTTCAAGGCCGCCGAAGAGGCAGAGTCCGAGAACCGCAAGCTCTCGCTTGAAGACGTCCGCTTCGCCCGCCTGAATGAGCATTGGCCCGACAAGGTTCGCAAGCAGCGCGAGATTGAAGGTCGCCCCTGCCTGACCATTCCGAAGCTTCCCGCCTTCATCCGACAGGTGGTCAACGACGCCCGGCAGAACAAGCCTGCCATCAAGACGCATCCGGTAGACGACAAGGCGGACGTGAAGACCGCCGAGATCTACAACGGCCTTATCCGCAATATCGAGTACATCTCGGACGCGGACGTTGCCTACGACACTGGTGTCGAGTGCGCTGTTGACCGTGGTGTAGGCTACTGGCGCGTCGATATCGACTATGCGAACGACGACACGTTCGACCTCGACATTCTCATCAAGCGCATTGCCAACCCGTTCGCGGTTTATCGCGACCCGTCATCGACATCGGCGGATTCGTCCGATTGGAATACCGCATTCTTCGTAGACAAGATGACGAAGGCGGCCTTCAAGCGCTCCTATCCGGGGGCCAAGAAGGTCGACTGGAAAATGGATTTCGCTGGCGTCGACAGCGCGTGGATCGACGAAGACAGCGTCATGGTCGCCGACTGGTGGCGCCGTGAGGAAGTGCAGAAAACCGTTGTGCTGCTCTCCGACGGCAGCGTGATTGACGCCGAACAACTAGAGAAGATTCGCGACCTGCTTGAGCCCGCTGGCCTTTCGGTCAAGAGCGAGCGCCAGGTTCGTTCGTTCAAGGTGCGCCGCTACAAGCTGACCGGTGCGGAAGTCATCTCCGAGGACAAGTGGCCGGGCAAGTACATCCCCATCATTCCGGTCTATGGCGACGACTTCGACATCGAAGGCAAGCGCTATCTGCGGTCGTTGATCCACAACGCCAAAGACGCGCAGACCATGTTCAACTACTGGCGCACGACCAGCACGGAACTGGTCGCGCTTGCGCCGCGCGTGCCGTTTATCGGGCCGAAGGGTGCTTTCAAGACCGACGCTGCCAAATGGCAGACCATCAACACGGTCAGCCATCCCTTTGTCGAGTTCGACGTAGTCCCGAATGCGCCGGGCGGTGGCATGCCGATGCGCCAGTCGCTTGACAGTGGCGTGGCCGCAGGAGCGCTGCAGGAGGCCTTGAACGCATCGGACGACATGAAGGCCATTGTCGGCCTCTACGATGCTTCGCTGGGCGCGCGCTCGAACGAAACGAGCGGCAAGGCCATCATCGCAAGGCAGAAGGAAGGCGACGTCTCGACCTTCCACTTCATCGACAACCTGACCCGCGCCATTCGACACACTGGCAGGGTGCTCATCGACCTCATTCCGCACATCTACGACAGCCCGCGCATCGTCCGCGTGCTGGGCGAGGATGGATCGCAGACGCCGACGCCCATCAATCAGGAGGTGCCCGTCAAGGACGAGGATGGCAACCCGGTCATGGAGCCTGCGATTGGACCTGACGGCCAGCCGCAAATGCAGCCGGTCACGGATGAAATGGGCCAGCCCGTCGTGGACCCGAACACCGGCCAGCCGCATATGCAGCCGGTGATGAAGCCCAAGACGGAAATCTACGACCTGACCGCCGGCAAGTACGACCTCGTGGTTTCCTCTGGCCCGTCCTACACGACGCGCCGCGAGGAAGCGGCCACGCAGATGGGGAACCTCATTCAGGCCTTCCCGCAGGCGGCCACGGTTGTCGGCCCGGAGATGGCCAAGAACCTAGATTGGCCGGGGGCCGAAGAAATCGCCAAGAAGCTGGAGGCCATGACGTCCGGTCAGGTGCCGCCACAGATCCAGAAGCAAATCGACGACGGCCTGAAGCAGATGCAGAGCCTCAAGCAGGAGAACGAGCAACTGAAGGCCGACAAGTCGGACAAGGTTGCCGAAATCCAGGCCAACGAACAAATCGAGGAAATGAAAATCGCCTCGAACGAACGCATCGAGAAGGAGAAGGTGGCGTCGCAGGAGCGTATTGCAATCGCGACGGCCAACTTCAAGGCTGCGCTGGCGGCAAGGCAGCAGGCCGCGCTCGGTATGCAGCAGCAGCCGATGATGGGTGCTTGATGCCCATCGACGCCCGCAAGACCAAGGCAGAAGCCAATTTCCAGCCGACGCCTAAAGCCAGGATGCGCTGCGAAGTCTGCGCCCATTTCATTCCGACTGATGCCTGCAACGCCTTGAGGGGAACCATCAGCCGAAGCGGCTGGTGCGACCTCTACAGGGGCAGGAACCAGTCCAAAGAACCCGCTCAAGCCGGATAGGTTCGCCATGTCCTTTCCCAATACCGTGGCCCGACTGGTGTCGGCGGCCAACAGCAACAACGCCACCCTCGTTTCGAACCAGCGGACGAAGCTCTGGCGCGTCACCGGCTACAACGCCGCAGCCGCCGTTCGCTACCTGAAGCTGTTCAACTTGCGTGTGCTTCCGGTGCCCGGCACCGACGCGCCGTTCATGACCATTTCGCTGGCGCCATCGGCTGCGTTCAACATTCCGCTCGACGGCCTCACGTTCCAGACCGGTCTTGGCTACGGCCTCGTTACCGGCTCTGCGGACAGCGACAACACCGCCGTGACGGCTGCCGACATCGTCGGCCTGAACCTCCTCTACGAGTCGCCGTAACCCCTTCCTTTCACCAACCGAAAATCGGAGTGATGCATGTTCGGAGAAGAATCCGACGTTGAAACCAATGGCGCAGCGCCCAACGAAGGCAAAGAGCCGGAACTCGAAGCCAGCGCAGCCGAAACGACCGAGGAAGGCGCGGCCGAGGACGCCGAGACCGAGCCGGAAGTCGAAGACCCCGACCTCGAAGATTTCGAGTGGGAAGGAAAGAGCCTCAAGCTCCCCAAGGGTCTGAAAGACCGCTTCCTCATGCATGAGGACTACACCCGCAAGACGCAGGCGGTGTCGCAGGAAAAGCGCGTCATCGAGGAGACGAAACAGACGCTTGCCCAGCGCGAGCAGGAATTCACCAAGCAGGTGGAATCCCAGACCGCGCTCTTGGGCGAATATGCCGAGCTTCGTGCGATGAGCATGAGCCTGGAGCGATATCAGGAAGTCGATTGGCAGCGCCTCGACGAGGAAGACCCGATTGGCGCCCAGCGCGCATTCCGCGAGTATCAGAACCTCAAGGATGCCGTGCAGGCCAAATACTTTTCGATCCAGCAGAAAGAGACCGAGCGGAACCAGACGGCGCAGCGCGAAGACGCCAAGCGCACCGAGGACTTTCGCAAGTCGCTTGCTGCCGAGATCAAGGACTGGAGCCCGGAACTAGACCTCCAACTGACGAACTTCGCGCGGTCGCGCGGCATTCCCGATCAAGAGCTGCGCTCAATCAGGAATGTCGGCTACGTGAAGCTTCTCAGAGAGGCAATGGAAGGCGTCCAGCTCAAGGAACAGTTGCGGAAGCAAGTCGCCGCAGCCAAGACCAAACAGCCATCACCCGACGACAAGCCGAAGCCGCTGGAGAAGCCCGCCAAGGGCCAGGCTCCCGCGACCCGTGGCTTGAGCGACGACCTGCCGGTCGAGGATTGGGTGAAGCTTCGCAACAACCAGGTACGCCGGCGCAACGCCGCCTGACCTGACACATCAACCCGAACGAGCGTCGTGATGACGCCCGGTCCCCGCGCGGGACGGCCAAGAGCCGTGCCCGCCTGAAGGATATATTTCCATGGCTAACACGCTTTTGACCCCCACGGCGGTCACGAGGGAAGCCCTTCGTGTCCTCCACCAAAAATGTAACTTCATCGGTAGCATAAACCGGGACTATGACGACCGCTACGCCAACGAAGGCGCGAAGATCGGCGACTCGCTGAAAATCCGCCTGCCGAACAAGTACGCGGTGCGCAAGACCAAGACTCTGAACGTGCAGGACACGACGGAGTCGAGCGTCACGCTTCAGGTGTCGAACCAGTACGGCGTCGACATGAACTTCTCCAGCGCCGACATGACCCTGTCGCTGGACGACTTCTCCAAGCGCATCATCTCGCCGGCAATGGCGGTGCTTGCGGCCAACATCGAGTCCGACATTCTGGCCTCGGTGTACAAGGACGTTTACCAGCAGGTGAACAACATCGACTCGGCCGCGACCTTCGCGGGCGCAGTCACTGTTCGCAAGCGTCTGGTCGATGCCCTGACCCCGCAGGACGACCTGACGATGATCTTCGGCACCCAGGAGAACGTCGACATGGTCGACGCGCTCAAGGGCCTGTTCCAGGACTCGAAGGAAGTCGCGGCTCAGTACCGTGATGGCGTCATCGGCCGCACTGGCGGGTTCACATTCTATGAGAACACGCTGCTGCCGTCGCACACCACGGGCACCGAGACCAACTCGGGCACCATCACCATCAACGGCGCTAGCCAGACCGGCGCGTCCGTCACGGTGACCAACGGTTCGTCCAAGACCCTGAAGGCCGGCGACATCATCACGCTGCCGGGCTGCAACCGCGTTCACCCCGAAACCAAGGCCGATACCGGCGTCCTGATGACCTTCGTGGTCACTTCGGACGTTAGCTCGGCCGGCACCTCGATTGCGATTTCGCCGTCGATCATCACTTCGGGTCCGACGCAGAACGTATCGGCCTCGCCGACCAACAGCTCGGCCATCACCAAGCACGGTGCTGCCTCGGCGGTCTGCAACATCGGCCTCGGCTTCCACCGCGACGCCTTCGCCTTCGCGACGGCCGACCTGGTGATGCCGAAGGGCGTCGATTTCGCGGCCCGTCAGGTCATGGACGGCATCTCCATGCGTATCGTCCGCGACTACGACATCAACAACGACAATCTTCCTTGCAGGGTCGATGTCCTGTTCGGTTATAAAACTGTACGTCCCGAAATGGCGTGCCGTTGGGCGAATAACTAAGCCGGTGAGGGGCCGCCACGCGCGGCCCTTTTCTTTTCCCCACGATTTGAACCATGAAAGGACCGCCAAATGGCGACCGAATATGTTGGCACCGGCAATGACGATGGCGTCTCGCTGGGCCGTAGCACTTCCGACCTGATTTCCCTGTATGGCGTTACGCCAATCGCGCAGCGCGCATCGTCCAACCAGGCTACCACCAACATCGCCGTCTCGGCGTCGTTCGGTGCCACCCAGTTGGCCGTAATCCAGGAAATCATGAACACCCTGACTGCGCTTGGCGCATGGAAGGGCGCCGCGTGAGCGACGAATTGGGGACGCGCAAGGTCATCTTCTGCGTCCCCTCTCTCCATGGGCCGACTGCTCCCTTCTTGGAGGCCTTGGAGAAATCAATCCCGCCCATTATCGAGGCGGGTTGGCAGGAGGGGTGCGTCGAGGAGCGCGGCAATCCGTACATCTCGTCCGCCCGCTCGATCATGCTGCGCAAGGCGCTCGACGCTAACGCGGACGTGATCGTGTTCCTCGATTACGACCTCAGTTGGAAGCCTAGCGACCTGCTCACTCTTATCGAAACGCCCGGCGATGTGGTCGCGGGGGTGTACCGATTCAAGAAAGCCAACGAGGAATATATGGGGGCCCTGATTGATGGCCCCGACCATCGGCCTATCGTTCGTCGCGACGGGTGCATCAAGGCGGATCGTGTCCCGGCCGGCTTTCTCAAGGTCACCAAGGAAGCCGTCGAGCGCTTCATGAAGGCCTACCCGGAACTGGTGTACGGCCAAGCCTATCATCCGTCGGTCGACCTCTTCAACCATGGTGCCCATGAGGGTGTCTGGTACGGCGAGGACTACGCCTTTAGCCGGCGCTGGATCGCCATTGGCGGCGAACTCTGGATCGTCCCCGATCTGGATATTGCGCACCACACAAAGACCGATGCGTTCCCCGGCAATTTCCACCGGTTCATGATGCGCCAGCCCGGCGGCAGCGAGGCATGAGATGGCTATTACCAGCTATGCCACGCTCAAGACCGCCATGGGCACATGGGTGGCCCGCGAAGAGGTGTCCGACGCCCAACTGAGCGAGTTCGTCTCGCTTTTCGAGGCGCGCGCCAATGTCGAACTCCCGCTGAGAACGGCGGAAGTCGATACGACGCTCACGGGGTCCACAAGTTCGCGCCAGTTGACGCTTCCGAGCGACTTTCTGGAGCCCGTTGCGCTGTTTCTGACGACCTACGGAACGCAGCAGCAGCTTTCGCCCATCATTGCCGGCAATTATGAGTTGGACACGGCGAACGGGCCGCCTTCGGCATGGGCGATAAACGGCTCGAATATCGACCTCGACGCCCCTTGCGACCAGGCGCACACCTTCACCTTCCGCTATCGCATGAAGCTGCTCAATCTGGCGTCGACCGACCCGAACTGGCTGCTCACGAACCACCCGAACGTCTACCTGTGGGGTTCCCTGGTCGAGTTCGCGACGTGGATACGCGACAGCAACCTCATCTCGCTTTTCAACGGCCGCTATGAAGAGGCCCGCGAGGGTGTTGCCTGGCTTGCGGCGCGCTCGAAGGCAAATGCGCCGCTGAGAGTGGATGCCGCGCTGGTCGCTGCCCGATCCTTCAACATCAATTCGGGCGACTGACATTGACCGCCTTCGCCTTCTACGAGCCCGACAAGGCCTGTGAACGGCAGTGATACCGTTCCCGCCGTTTGAGCCCGATCGCAGTTCTTTCTCGATCGGCTCCTCCCCGCTTGTCGTCAATTGTGCGCCGGTTGCAGACGGATGGGGACCGCTTAGCCAATTCGTGGCGCTTTCGTCGGCATTGGCGTCGGCGCCCAAGGGCGCAATTGCGGTTCGGACGTCCAGCGGCACCTATCGCATTTTCGCTGCCACGACGACGGGGCTCTATGAGCTGAATACGTCGAACTGGACATGGACGGACGTATCCCGGCTGGCGGGTGGCGCATATGCCTGCCCGCCGACTGACAACTGGTCGATGGCGCCATTTGGCGGCTATCTGATAGCCACGCAAATCGCGGATGATCCGCAATATATCGACATCAATTCGGGGACAAATTTCGCGGCCCTTCCGGGCTCCCCGCCAAGGGCAAAATACGTCGGCTCGGCGGGCGGCTTCGTCATCCTCGCGAACTTGACGGGAAACCCGACCGGCCTACGCACGTCTGGCATTGACGACGCTGGCTTCTGGACTGTCGGCCTGAGGCTTTCCGGCGACCAAACCCTGCCGGACGGCGAAGATATTTCGGGGCTGTTTTCGGGTGAGGCTGGCTGCCTCATTTTCCAGAAAAAGAAGATTCGCCAGCTATCGGTGACAGGCGACACATCTTACCCGTTCGGCATCGCCCCTGTGAATGCTTCGCGCGGGGTCATCGCGCCGCTGTCCATCACCGGCATTGGGCCAGACCTGTTCGGTTATCTCTCTGCTGACGGGTTCTGCGTTGGCGTCGAGGGACGTTCCATCGGATCGGAGCGGGTTGACCGCTGGTTCTTCAGCACCATCGACCAAAGCCAGGTTCAGGACGTTCGCGGCGGCACCGACCCTTACCGCAAGCATTTCCTGTGGCAGGCCACCAAGGCTGACGGCACCCGGTTCACCGTCGGCTACAACTGGGCGCTGGACCGGTGGTTCTATTCGGACCTGAACAGTTCGTATCTGGTCGATCTGGTCACGCCATCCATCACGTGGAACGGGGCAAGCGCGATCTTTGCCAGTTGGGATGCCGCGACCGTTGCGTGGGACTCGCGTGTCCTCATCGGCGGCGCGCCGACTTTCGCAGGGTTCGATAACACCTATCGACTGGGGTTCTTCACCGGGACGCCCATGGCGGCGACGCTTTACACGTCGCAAATCCAGTTTACGCCGGGCCGCCGCTCGTTCGTCAGCGGCGCCCGTCTTATCGGGGACACGCAGAGTCACACAATCACGTTCGGCTCGGCTGCAAAGCACGGCGATGCCATCACGTTTGGCTCGGCCGTTTCTCCGAATTCTATAGGCATCTGCAACAAGCGCATCGACGGGCTTCTGCATCAGTTCAAGGTCGACCTAGTCGCCGGAGTCAACTGGTCCCATCTCGACGGGCTGGACGTCGATGCGATGCCATCGGGGGCCAGATGAGCGTCAATCTCAATCTTGCCGGCCCGGTTGGTCCGCCTGTCTCATACGTGCTGACCGCCAGCGAGGCAGACGCGTGGGTTCCGACTAACCGGGTTCTGCTGATTGGGTGGCACGTCACCAATCGCAACGGTTCAAACCGACAGGTGGACGTCTACTGGTCCGACGGAACGACATCGAACCATTTCGCCACCAAGACTGTGCCGACAGTGGATGGCTGGAGTTTCAGCGACATCGCTTTTGTCATCGACCCGAATGCCACCAGCGGCAACAGCGTGGCGAAGAAAATCCGGGCCAAGGCGGCTGTCGCGACCGACCTGACAATCACGTTTTCGTTCATCAACCTGATGCCGCAAGTCACGCAAGGCGCAGGCGTCAGATCTTCCGGGCCTTCGCATAGTTGAACATCGTCCCCGTCTACCCGCTCGAGGTTGACGGATACTGGCAACACCTAGCCGAAGGCATGGAGCGGGCCTGCAAGAAGGCGCGCTGCAACCGAACCGCTCCTGAACTCTGGCAGGCCTGCCGAACCGGCCATTACTGGCTCCATGTAGCCAAGACAGATGACGGCGAAGTCGTCGGCGGCATCGTCATGCACGTCTACGAAAGCCCTTGGGGCAGGACTGTCGAAGTCATCGCCATCTGCGGGCGCGACCTGAAAAGCTGGGTCCGCGACCTCCACGAATATCCCTGGCTCAAGACCATGAACATCCAGCGCGCGGAAGCCGTTGGCAGGCCGGGTCTTGGCCGCCTCCTGAAGCCCTTCCTTCCCATCCGCGTGGTTCGCCACGTCTATGAAATGGAGTTGCCCAATGCCGGGTAACAAGACGACCAGTTCGTCCACCTCGACCACGTCGATGCCGCTGGTGAACGATATCCTTCCGTGGGCGAAGGGTGTTGTGCAGAACAGCGGCGGCTGGCAGCCGAACACCACCTCTCAGGTCACGCCGTTCTCGAAGCAGACGCAGACTGCGCTTACCGGCATCAACAACGTCGCCAAGCAGGCCTACGACCCACTCAAAATGAACTTCGACAGGGTGAACGCCACCCTGAAGGACGGCGGCCTGAACAACCTTCAGGACCAGCAAGTCAAGCGCTATCAGGGCATCGCCAATTCCAACGGCCTGAACCAGATGCAGCAGAACTCCTTCAATCGGCTAACCCCGATTGCGCAGGGGAACGGCTACAACGCAGACCAGCAGCGCGCGGTCAATCTCCTGAACCCTATCGCGCAGGGCAAGGAGATGCAGAACAACCCCTATTTGCAGGGGGTTATCGACCGCGGCTCGCAGGACATTATCAATGCCAACAAACTGGCCGCGTCGGGCATGGGGCGGGTGGGCTCAACCGACCAGAGCCAGTCGCTCAATCGCAACATCGGCGACTTCGCGGGCAACCTTCGCTTCAACGACTATAACAACCAGCTTGGCCGCCGCGACGCAGCTATCCAGGCCATGTTCGGCATGGGCTCGCAGGGCATGGCGCAGAAGACAGGCGCGATCAACAGTCAGTTCGGCATGGGCTCGACCGGGCAGGCCCAGCGCATGAACGCCATCGACAACCTGACGAACCTTGGCACGCAGCAGCGCCAGAACCTCCTGAACGGCACGCAGCAGCTTTCCGACGCCTACGGGCTCCGCAAATCGCCCTATCAGGACATGCTCAATGTCGGCGGCATGTACGAGAACAAGAACAGCCAGCTTTTGCAGGACCAGGCTCGCATCTTCAACGAAAAGAAGAACGCCATCACCGGCCCGCTGGACTGGCTGTCGCGTCTTGCTAGCCAGTTTCAGGGCGGCAGTTCGACGACGGTCAACCAGCAGCCGAACAACCCGATTGGTCAGGGTCTCGGCGGCTTCCTGGGCGGCTACGGGCTGACGGGCACCCCGCTGGGCGGCCTGCTCGGCGGTTTAGGCGGCATCTTTGGCTAAGGGAGGCTGACATGCCTGGCAATAAAGGTCCGAAGGCGCCTGACAACAACGTCGATGCGCAAATCCCGCCGTGGATGATGAATATGCGCCCGACGACGATTCCGGCTTTCGGGCCGGGGCAGCAGCAGATGCTTGCAAACCAGTTGGCAATGGGCGGGTTCGGCACGCCGAAGGCCAACATGGGCTGGCTCGACAAGATTTATGACCCGGCAACGGTGATGTCGCAAGGCCCGCTGCCGAAGACGCCTCTGACGCCTCTGACGCCTACGCCGAAGCCGACGGACAAGAAACCGACGGTCACCCGGCGCACGAACTATTACAGCCGGTAGGAACCTATCGATGATGCCTGCTCCTTACGGTCTGCTCTTTCCCGGCTTCATGGGCCAGCGCCAAGGCCTGCCCATGGATGAAGACCTCAGCCGTCTGCCGCCCGATCGCGGCTTGATTGGAGGCTATGCGAGGAACGGTGCGCCTTTGCCTCAGATGCTTCCCGGCCCGTATGAACTCGCGGCAATGCGCTGGCCCGCTCCGAAGCCCGTGAAGCGCAAATACGCTGACAACCTCGTCATGGCGGCAGGCGGCAAGCCAGACGGCGCAGGGCGTCCGGGTGAAATTCGCACGGGCTCCGACGGCAGGAATTACCAGTATGCCGAAACGAACGGCATGGCGGGCGCTACAGGCCCGCAGGGCTGGTTGCAGACGAATATGCCCGCAACGCCGCAGGCAAGCCCGCAGGGCGCTCCTGTCGGTCCGTTTGGCGGATTGTTCCAGCCTGAGAACCGCGACGTTCTCGGAGCCCTTGGCGTTGGCCTCATGCGCGGCGACTTCTCCGGCGGCATGGCCGATGCGCTGAAGATAAAGCAGGGCAGGGCGCAGGAGAACGCAACGCGCGCCTGGCTGATGAAGCGCGGGCTTTCGGCGGAAGATGCCGCAATGGCAGCGCAGAACCCGTCGCTGATGTCGATGCTGCTGAAGCCGGGTGAAACGGACAAGTACGCTGAACGCGCCGCCGCAGCCAAGCAATACGGCTTGCAGGAAGGCACGCCGGAATGGCAGCAGTTCACGCTAACCGGGGAATTGCCGTCCGCTCGCGGTGGCGCTGCCGAAATGAGCCTGAACACCATTCCCATCGTGCTGGAAAATGGCGAGGCCGGCCTCTTGCAGGTCGACAAGGCCGGCGAGGGGCACATCACCAAAATTCCCGGCGGGGCCAAGATTGCCAAAGCTCCAATCGTCAAAGACACCGGCACCGAATTTCAGGTCATCGACCCGGTGACGCGCGAAGTGGTGCAGACCATCCCGAAGAACGTTCGCGGTGCTGCCGCCGAAGCGGCCATCGGCGACTTCCAAGGCAAGCAGGCTGCGACGGCACCGGCCGACATCACGGCGGGTCAGAACGCGCTCGATATCATCGGCCAAATCCGCAACGACCCATATCTGGAGCGCGGAACCGGTGGCAGCTCTCTTTTCAACGGCGTGTGGGGCACGGGCGGTTACGACTTCCAGAACGCTGTCGACCAAGCGAAGTCGGGCGCGTTCCTCACGGCCATTCAGCAGATGCGCGGCCTCGGTTCCCTTTCCAACACGGAAGGCGACACGGCGTCGAAGGCCGTCACGCGCATGAATACCGCACTGTCCAAGGAAGCCTTCCTCAAGGCGCTTGACGAATACCAGGCCATTGTTGAGCGCGGCATCCGAAATGCGCAGGCTCGACAGCAGCAATACGGCACGGGTTTGCCCGGCCAAAGCCAGCCTGAAGCGGGTCAAGCCGCTCGTCCGCAATCACAGGCTGACTATGATGCATTGCCGTCGGGCTCGCTCTTCATCGACCCCGAAGACGGACAGCAGTATCGGAAGCCCTGATGCCCCGTTTCTCTGGTATCCCCGTCAATATTGGCGACCAGCCCAAGAACGGGCCGCGCTTCAAGGGCGTGCCTGTCGGGCCGCAGCCGGAAGGCGATGCATCGCGCTCATTCCGCGACCAAGCTTCGGCGATAACGCGACAGTTCGACCAACCAGCCGTCGGCATGGCCGAAGATGTGGGCCGAAGCACCATGTCCGGCCTGCGTTCCGGCGTTGAAGGACTGGCGGGCCAATTTGGCTCGGCAAACCAGATGACCGGCGACGTGGCCGCGTGGTTGACCGGCAAGATGGGTGGAAGCGAGTGGCTTCAGAGCTTCGCCCGCAATGTCGGACGCTATGCTTCGCCGACTGGCTTCCTTCCAAGCACCGAGGAAATTCAGGCCGGTACGAACGCCGCAGTCGGCAAGAACTACCAGCCGAAAACGACTGCCGGCAAATACGCTCGCACGGTTGCAGAATTTGCGCCATCAGCCGCGCTTGGTCCCGGTTCGGCTGGTCGCAAAGTCGCGATGGCTGTCGTGCCGGGGCTTGCTTCGGAGGCGGCTGGGCAATTGACCGAGGGAACCGCTGCCGAACCTTGGGCGCGCGCCGGCGCTGCTATCGTGGGTGGAGCGCTTGCCGCAGGACGCAATCCGTCCACCGTAAAAATGGCCGCCGAGGACGCGCCGACTGCACAGGCGTTGAAGGCCGAAACCGACAGCGCTTATCAGGCCCTCCGCGATGCGGGTATTCGCTATGACGCGGACTCGTACAGCAACACCGTGCTGAAAATGGCGCAGGATCTTCGCAAGGAAGGTTTCCGCCCTGTCGGTAGGGTCAAGGAAGCCTTCGACTGGGTCGACGAGCTGGCAAAGGATGTGGGCAACAGCCCCGATTTCAGCGACATCAATTCGCTGCGGTCTGCCGTGGGCGAAGCCGCACGGGACGCTTATCGTTCGCAAGACGGAAAGTCGCTTGGCAAGGCGCTCGATATCATCAAGGACCACCTTGACACCTTCGAAAGCAGCACGCCGTTCATTTCCGACACGCCGATGCCACAGGCTCAGTTCGACGAGCTTCGCACCAGCGCCCGCCAGCTCGCCCTTCGTTCAATCAAGCAAAGGGCACTGGACGAGATTGTTGCCAATGCCGACACGTACCAGTCGGGACGAGATGCCGGCATTCGAAACGGCATTGGAAATCTGCTTCGCTCCAAGCGCGGAATCCAGCTTTTCAGTGCTGACGAGCGCAAGGCGCTCCTGGACGTCCAGCACAACAACAAGGCGCTGCGTAGCCTTTCACGCTTCGGCGTCGATTTCGAAAAGCTCAGCGGCAACGCGACATTGATGCCGACCATTGGCGCTGGTTCGGCCAGCGCTGTCGCAACAGGCCTCGGCATTCCGGTTCCACTAGTGGCTGGCGGACTTGTTGGTGCGGGCACGGCAGCGAAGTTTGCCGCCCCGCGCATTACCGAAGGCGGGTTGAACCAAGTGGGCGCGGCTATCCGATCTGGCAACCTTTCCTCTCCGGAAATTGCCGCCAGCGCCAAAGCGCTCAGGAACCAGAAATTCATCCGGCAACTTCTGACTGGTGTTGCCGGAATCCAGTCAGCGCGCGGCAGAATAGCTAATTGATGCCCGCCCACCACCCATAGGCGAATGCGCCGCCTATGACCACCACCAGCCACCCAACGGTCACAGCGACGACCTTCCACGTCACGGACCAGATGACGGCCTTCGGTGGAAAGGGTGATGGCCAGCCGTATTTGCGGGCCAGATACCAGTCGGCTGCCTTGGCATAAATCATCGTCCACGCGATGGCGGCGATGAGGCCCCAGGAGCCGATCAGGGCGTTGTTGTTCGTCCAGTGATAGGCGGCTGCGGAGCCCGACACTCCGAAGGCCACCAGCATCTGCGTAATTCGCAGGAACCAGCTTTCCATCGCGCCTGAATATAGGCGCTTCCCCCAACCTTCCGCAAGGCGAGCACATGAATGGTCAACAGACCTAACCGCCAGATTGCGGCGCATCTTTCCAAGGCTGAAGCGCGGGACTTAGAGCGCTCTCGGAGGGAAAAGGAGCGTCGCTTGCGCGAAGAAATCGCGCGGGCGATGAACTATGTCGACACCATGGCAGGCCTCGCTAAGCCTGTTGCCGGCGGCGAGATTGGGATGTTGCCGGGCAGCGTCGGCGTGCCTGCCTCCAAAGCCTTCGGCACTGAACATGTTGCCGGGGGCAAAACGGGCCGCTTGGCATCCACGGCAAGGATGCCCGGCATCATGGACATGCCGAGCCCCAGATATTCTCAGAAACCAGCAATGGCGCCTGATGACTATATGCGGCAAGCGCCTTCATCCTTCCTTGACGTTGGATACAAGCCGGGGAAAGCCACCACCATCGAGGACGTGCTTCTTGGTGAGGCTGTAGGCGGTTCCCGAGCCAAGCGCCTCACGGACATGAAGGCCATTGCGTCGGTTATTGCCAACCGCGCGAAAGAGCTTGGCGTCACCCCGGAAGAAGTCATTTCCGCACCGGGCGAGTTCACCGCCTATGGCAAGACGCTGCCAGCCGGTGTCGAAGCTTATCGCGACCTCGCAAAGCAGGCCTTGGCAGACGTGCAGCAGAACGGCCCCGTTCACAGCGGCACGTTCTACGCAACGCCGTCGGCCAAGAAAAACCTCCCCTCTGGCTTGCAGAAAGTCGCATCGACCACCGGGCACATCTATTTCGACGACCCGAAGAACCGGGCCATTGAAACCGCGCTGGGCTATCGCACGCCGGACCCGAACGCAGGCATCATTTCCGCTGCCTATTCGCAGCCGTATGATATGGCAGAGACAGGCGGGCTATTCGGTTCGCCATCGCTCATGCCTTCGGCCAATGCCGGGCCTGCCGGACGAGCTTATGGCGACCTTGTTCCTCCCACGCAGGTCGAAACGACTTCACGGACGGCAACATTCGACACGCCAACTTACACCCCGGACAGGCAACCTGCTGCCATCGATTATTCGCCGCTGAGTGCGGGCGGTGTCCAGCGCAACCAGCGCCCCGACGAAGGCTTCATGGGCGGCATTGGTGACGCGGTAGCGGGCTATTTCGGCCCCGGCTATTCGGTTTCTGTCGCGTCCGGCAAAGGCGTCATGCGCAACCCGGACGGCAGCGTATCGAGGCGCGGCAACCACAACCATCCGTCCGGCTTTGCGGCTGACTTCGATGTCATCGGCCCCGATGGGCAGCAGGTTGGCCCCGCGCGCATGGCGGACTTCGGCGCATATGCCGCGTCGCAAGGCTTCACGGGTATAGGCGTCGGCCCCGGCTATATGGAGCCGGGCCGCATGCACCTCGACGTTGCGCACCAGAGCCCGACGGCCTGGGGTGCTGGCGGTTCCAGCGCGAACATGGACCCGGCTCTACACGAGGCCATTACGCAGGCAGGAGCGTTCGGCGCTCCTGTGTTCGGTGCGGGCCTCCCCGAAAACGTCCCCACGCCGGAAAGCCGTCCGCTGCCTGACACCCTCATGGCGTCGGCGCCGGACTATCAGACTGTCGCAACAAGGCAGGTTCCCGTTGGCGACCAAAGCGGCGTCATAGGTGCCAGCTACACGCCGCCGCAGGAAGATGCGCCGAACCCGTTCAGTAACGAACCGGCATTCTCCGCCCCGATGGCGGGCGGCATGATAGGCAGCTCGGTTGGGCAGTCCTTTCAGCCGGCAAATGTCAGCCGCGCCGTGGAACTAGCCTCCCTTGCACCTTCCGCAACCGGCGCACTCTCGCCAGACCTGAGCGGCATCCGCAAGGCGCTGGACGCTACCCGGACCACGGCACAGAACGCTGTCCCGCAGCCGGGCGGCACCATGTTCACGATGGCGGACGCCATCAATGCGCAGCAGCCCGTCGCACCGAGCCTGTCCAGCCCCGAACCGCTCGGCACGCCAGAACTCGCCACACCTGCCGACTTTCCCGCCGCACCGCCCGAACCCACTCGCATGGACAAGGTGAAGACCCGTCTTCCCGGCGCGATGAAACGCGCTGCGGTCATGGGAGCCATAGGCGGTCTGCCCGGTGCTGCAATCGGGCTCGCAAGCGGCCTGCTTGGCGGTGAAGACGGCATGTTGGGCGGTATGTTCGACGGTCCCGGCCCGATTGACAAGTTCAGTGTCGGCTCCGGCATTCGCGGCATGGAGCGCGCCATGAGTGGCGCTCGTGGTGCCACTGCCCGTGCTTCGAACGGCACGGAATACACCTCGCTCGGTCCCGGCATGGGCGGCATTCGCACGTCCGGCAAGTACGGATGGAGCGAGATGGTAGGCCCCGACGGCTCTACCCGTGCCGGCGGCAATGCGCGCGGCCTGTTTGGCGGCCTTTCCGATGCCTTCAATGCAGGCGGCGGGCTCCTTGGCGACCGTCCTGGCGGACTAGGCGGGCTGTTTGGAGGCCTTGGTCTCGGCGGTTTGTTCGGCGGCGGCGAAGGCAATCGCGGCGGCTTCTCCCGCGCTGAACGCGACAAGTACGGCGGGCGCGTCGGTCTCTGGTGAGACCTCGTCCATAGGCGACTGACAGGCGGCCCGAAGCCGCCTTTTTTCATGGTGACAACATGACCATAGCGAACGTGCTGGAACTCAGCACGACTGACGCCAGCAACGTCGATTTCAAGGGCGTCGGCATCCAGGGTTCGTCTTCACTCGCCAACGGCGACGATGCGATGCGTGCTCTCGGGGCAATGATTGCCTCTGCCGTCACCCGTCGCGTTGCGAAGTCTGCCGATGCGACGGCTGCCAAGACTGACCACAACCAGCTTTGGGACTTTTCGGTAGCGGCAACCCTGTCTTTGACGGCGGCGGCGACGCTCACGACCGGATGGGCGCTTTGGGTACGCGCTAGCGGCGGCGTCGTCACCATCGACCCGAACGGCGCAGAAACCATCGATGGCGCGGCCACCCTTAGCGTGCCGAATGGCAGTACCATCCTCATCCTGTGCAACGGCACGGCGTTCTATACCCTTATGGGCGGTGCGCCGGTCACCCAATTGGTGCAGCCGAAGATTGCGCAGGGCCGCCTCACACTGACCGCCGGCACCGCCATCACCACCAGCGACGTGACTGGTGCGACGACTATCTACTACACGCCTTACAAGGGCAATGTTGTCTGGCTTTACACCAGCAGTCTTTGGTCTCCCTACACCTTCACGGAAAAGTCGCTGGCGCTCGGCACGCTATCGAGCGGCGTCAACTACGACGTTTTTCTCTACGACAATTCCGGCACATTGACGCTTGAAGCAGTTGCATGGTCTTCCGACACTGGCCGCGCCACGGCGCTGACGACGCAGGACGGTGTTTATGTAAAGTCGGGCTCGACGAACAAGCGCTATGTCGGCACTTTCCGCACGACCTCGACCACCACGACAGAGGACAGCCGCGCCAAGCGCTTTGTCTGGAACATGGACAATCGCGCACCAAGGCCAATGCGCGTCATCGACACGACTGACAACTGGTCGAACGCTTCCGGCACCATGCGGCAGGCGAACGCCAATACGGCCAACCAGCTCGATATGGTGCGCGGGCTTGATGAAGATGCTGTCACGGCGACCGTCAAGGCAGCCGGCACCGCCACTGGCACGACCGGGCAAAACCTAATTGTTGCGGTCGGGCTCGACAGCACAACCACGATGGACGCCAATTGCATTGCCGGTCGCGGTATGAATTATGTCGCCGGGTCTCACGTTCACGTGTCGGCGTTCTATTCGGGATTCCCCGGAGTTGGCCGTCATTATCTGGTCTGGCTTGAAGCGAACTCGGTAGTTGCTTTCACATGGGTTGGCGACAGCGGCTCCAACACACTTGGTCAGTCTGGCATCGCCGGGCTTGTTATGGCGTAGCGCTATGCTTGCTGACCCCGCTTTGTGCCCAAAGTAGCGCTCCCATGACCATCACCGTCATCCGCTTTGACGGAATGCTCTATGTCCGGACGCCGTGGTATCGGAGCGCGCAGGACAAGGTTGTGCGCCTTCAGGTCGGCACGGACCCGGTGGACTGGGTGAGCGAAAAACTCATCCCGTCCAGCACGTCCATTTCATCCACGGCATCGGTTTTCACCAAGTCGGGAACGGTGCTTCGGAACGCATCCGACGAGTCCCCGCCTGCCCATATCGATGGCGAGTGGACGGGCGGCAACCATAGCACAACACCCTTCTACAAGCTTTCAATTGCGCTTGATGGCAAGGCCATCACGGCAACGCGCGGCGATTGGACAGGCCAAGTTCTTACGATAACCGAGTCCTACGGCCTTCCAATGCCGGCTTCGTCCTCGCTTAAGGGCTCTGTCGTCATCACCCGCACATTCGGCCCGGACGGCTTCTGCCGATACACCTACGCGCTGACCGCGCTGACTACCTTGACGCTCGACTACATCAACGGAATGCAGGCGCTAAAGCCGGTGCTGGCGAACGGGCAATCCCTCTATTTGCTCGTCCCCGGCTCCAATATAACGGACGGGGTGGATATTTCGTCGGAGGCGACACAGCGGCTTATGCCGCCATCGGACTGGACCGACCCGAACAGCCCGCCCCATTACTTTCTTCAGGAAGTAAGGCAGGCGGGCGTTGCCCAATGGGCCTATGCAATGGGCTTCGATACCGGCGTCAACAGGGGCACCTTGACGACTGCATTTGAACGGTCGGCACCCGGCAAATTCTACCCGCGCGGCTACGAGGGAAATGAGACGCTGAGAGCTGGCGAGCGCCGGACCATCAGTGGATTTTTCGGCGCGTTCAACCGCATCGGAAACTAGCCGCTCTCTCACAAACACAGGAAACATCGCATGGACCTCTCCGTAAACGGAGCGGCTTTTCTGCGCTTGCAGGAGGGCTTTGTCGACCACGCGTACAGGGACGCGGTTGGCGTCCTGACCATCGGCGTCGGCTTCACATGGCGCTCCAATGCCTTCCGCCAGTGGTGGGAGAAGAACCGACCCGGCCAGACGTTCGACCTTTCCGCCAGGATGACCCGTTCCGAAGCCGACAACTGCCTGCGCTATCTCTGTCAGGACGAATACGGCAAGGCGGTCAACGATTTTCTCGGCCATGACGTGCCGCCGCATGTGTTCGACGCGATGACCTCCGTGGTGTTCAACTGCGGTGCCGGCACGCTTGACGACAGATGGGCGATTGCCGCGAAGCGCGCCGACTATGCCACGGCGGCTCGGTTCCTCGAAACGACGCGCGTGACGGCCAAGGGCAAGAAACTTGCCGGTCTGGTGCGTCGCCGCAAAGAGGAAGGCCTGCTCATCAGCAAAGGCATCTATACCGGCGTAACCACGAATGTTCAGCCTGTTGCGGTCGATCCGTTGGCCGATGGCGTGCTGGTCAGAGGCGAGCGCGGGCCCGCAGTCGCAACGCTTATCCTGAACCTCGCAGCGCTTGGCTTCTACACTGGCCGGCTCGACGATGTGTTCGGCTTCGGCACGGAAGCAGCCGTGCTGAAATTCCAGCGCGCCAATGGCCTGAAGGACGATGGCTACGCCGGGCCGAAGACGCTGGCGCTCATTGCCGAAAAGGTCAAGGCAAAGGGGCCTGCGGAGCCCGTACAGCGCGTCTCGCCGCTGCCCTCAGAAACCGACAAGGCCTTCCGGGACACAATGGCAGCCAAAGCCGCCAAGGACGCTCCTGCGCCCGCCCCTGAGGCAAAGACAGGCTGGCTCTCGCTCATCCTCTCCATCCTCTCCAAACTGTTCAAAAGGAAACCGTCATGACTTACGTTCTTTGTGCGTCCGGCCAAGCTGGATAGCCGAGATGGTGCCCTTCTGAACGTTGAAAATCTCGCAGATTGCGGACGTGGGGATGCGCCCCCTGAGAACTCGGATAGCCGTCACCTCATCGTCGGTCAGTTTTGCGTTAGGGTGACGCTGTCCAGCCAACAATGTTCCGTGCCGGACTTTGTCCGCCTCATTTTCTATAGGCGTCTTCCACGACAAGTGGCGCGGATTAACGCATTTGCGATTGCCGCAGACGTGGGCGGCATGAAGACCTGGGCGAGGCGCGTGCCCCTTTGTCTTCTCGCACACAAATCGATGGACTAGCCTATACCGGCCCCCCAACCGCGCCTGAGCGTAGCCCACTCTCGTAACGAAGAACGGCCAATCAAGGCATTCGTCGCCCTCAAAGACGAGAGCCGTTCCCATAACAAATTCGGTTATCTCATTCGCCCTGCGGCGTCCTTTTGTAGGGTCGCCGTGTCGCAGATTGCGCATGTAGTGGCGTGTGCAAAATCCCTTTCTGTCCACGGGCGCGGCGCATCCATCAACGGAACACAACTGCATAGCTAATAATGACTCCAATCAGCAGCTTGGTCTATTAAAAATCAACCGTGGAAAGGGTACCGCATGTTACCTGTGGTTACAAGAATCATTCTTCGTTATGGATCGGGCGCGCTGGTGCTTCACGGCTTTCTGTCGCCGGATGACGGCAATGCGCTGGTGAGTGATCCTGACGTTGCGCAGGTGCTCGAAATCGGCCTCGGCCTCGGCATGGGTGCCATATCCGAGGGCTGGTATTACCTCGCTCGCAAGTGGGGGTGGGCGAATCGGGATGGATGCCGCCCATCGGTTTCGTCATCCACAGAAAAGAACGGGTGCGGGTGAAGGCGGCAACGCGGCCTGCAAATTCCGAGGCGACATCATGATACACCATTTTGCCGTGCGCTGGCTGTTCTTCCGCATGAACATCGCCCTGCACTGGAACATCTCGGTCTGGCCCTATTACATTGCAACGGTGATTGGACGATGAGACCCAGGTTTGAAATTGCCGTCACTCCTGCGGGAAAAGGCTTCAAGCGCGAACTGCTGGTCGACGGCTACAAGGCAGGCGAGTTCAAGAACCGCGCGGAGCTCATCGACTTCATCATGCAGGCGGTGTCTGCGCTTCGATATGATGCTGATGAGGCGAAGGGGTAGTGCTGTGGCTCCCGCTCATGGATTCGAACCACGATAGGCGCATTCAAAGTGCGCAGTCCTACCTTTAGACGAAGCGGGAATGGTGCCGCAGGCTGGACTTGAACCAACACTGACCGCGCTTTGAGGGCGGTGCCTCTGCCGTTGGGCTACTGCGGCTGGTACCCGTGGAGAGATTCGAACTCCCATCGCGCACGTTCTAAGCGTGCCGTCTCTGCCAGTTGGACTACACGGGCGTGGTGGGCCCCCGAGGACTTGCACCTCTCGACACTGCCCCGACTATTTCGAAGTCACGCGGGTTACAGCCGCGCGCCGGGAAAGAAGCCCATGGCGGTACCGGGAGGAATTGCACCTCCGCAACCTTGCGGTTGTACGGTTTAGCAAACCGCTGCATTACTGCTCTGCCACGATACCTAAGATGTTGGCGGAAGGTGAAGGAATCGAACCCTCAACCTTTCGGTTGGCCTGGTTTTCGGGACCAGTTGCCGGCCATTCAGCGCCACCTTCCGAACTGGAAAGGGCGTCAGGATGATCGACTGAGTCGATATCGTAATTGGAGAGTGGTCAGGGCGGTCGGGCTCGAACCGACGACTTCCGCATTCCAAGTGCGGCACGCTACCAACTGCGCCACGCCCTGATCGGGGGTGGGTCGCGGTCGGTCTATGTTGCGGACGCGGTTCATGGTCTGCCGGTAGCACAAAGCGTGAATCTCGTCTAGCCACCGACTCTCGATTCTGCTATGGAAACAGTGAGGCGGCGGCGTTGAAGGAAACGCGACATAGCGCAAGCTTTGGGCCGCGATGATCCCGCGAGAGCGGAGTAGATGAGCCGGGTATCAAGCCCCGGCCCGCCTCATCTCACCACCACCCCATCGCTCTCCCGATACCAGCTACAGCGCACACCGGCAGCCCTACCACGGCAATGGATAGGATGAGGGAGACCGTGCGGGCGCGGGTCATTGTTCGTCTCCGCTGCCATGTGTAGTAGGAGCATTCGGTGCCGCATCGGCGGCGCCAGCACCTTTCATGCCCGACCATTCGGTGATGAAATCGAAGACGCCAGCAACCTTGGCGTAGCAAGTGTCAGCGTAAACGGTGCGTCCCATGCGGGACAGGACGCACCATTGGTTGCCGCGCCTCTCCATCTTAAAACGCGGTTTCATCGCCCGGCTGAGGTCGTCGCTCATACCTTCTTATCCCCTGCTTGGCGGATAGCGGTGGCGATCTCGTTTGGCTCGTCGCTGTACGAGTCGCGCCGGTGAACGTCAAAGTACGTCTCCGCCACCCGTGCATCTGCTTCGATCTGCTCGGCAAGAGCTTCCGCAACCACACCCGCAGCATGTTCTCGCTCTACAGTCGGTATTACGGCAAAGCCTGCCTTCTCTAGAAGCCGGTCGATGATGAGGTCTGCGGTCTTGCGTGACCGTGCGCGTAGGTCAGTCATGGGCGGGGTTCCTCGTCATGCTGCGAACAGGCTCATCTGAGCCACCTCGCCGCCCCATTGCATTGCCATTGCGTCACCGAGGCCATGCAGCGTCCTGCTGCGATTGGCCTCACGGTTTGGCCCCGGTGAGGCATAGTGGACCTTGGCGCGCTCGGCATAGGGCAGGGCGTAGGTTTCGGCTCGAACATCGTTGGTTGGCATGAGCGCGGGCAAGCCCCTCAGAGCCCACCCCGTTGCCTTGACCTCCAGGTGCCCGAACCACCACGGCTGGACAAACTGGCGCTTGACCGGGTGGGGGATGGTCGCTTTAGCCTGGATGTATTCCGCGGCGGCGCGGTGCCAGATGGGGTTCTCGACTGCCACCCGATCGATCGGCGCCTGCCAGCATTCCAGATAGAAGTCGGCGCCGTCGCGCATCAGCCGCCAGCGCTCTTCATTAGGGCCGTTCTCCTTGCGCATTCCGAGATAGAGGTGCTTGGCCCCGCTGTTCGTCAGATACCGGCAGACCGGGTGGAAGATGCCCAGGTCCCAGCCATCGTTCATGACCAGTCTGACATCGCGCCTGATGTGGTAGTGGCTGCCGTCCTCAGCCGGCTTGATGTCGCACGACCAGGCGTCATGGCCGAACCGGCGGAAAGCTTCCCGCACCACACCGGAGCATTCGCAGCCGACGAGCACCCTCACCGCTCACCCCTTATCCAAGACGGGAACAGCGCGTGAACAAACAGGGGATGCCGGGGCGTATCTGTGCGCGTATCTGGGCGCTTCTGGTCGGAGTGGCAGGATTTGAACCTGCGACCCCATCGTCCCGAACGAGTGGCCGGCCCATCTTGTTCGTGCATGGTCCGCATTATGCGCTTTCTTTGTTCTCGTTCGTGACGCGTTCTGTGCGCGACCAATGCGAGAGTGGCTCACCGCCTGTTGGGGATAAAGCTTCGGCCGAAATCGGTCGTCCGTTTTCATCCGAAAGAACCATCATGCGGAATTTGCCATGCGCGCGCCTAACGTCACGGCGCCAAGTGCCGAATGCTGCGGCCTGCGTCATGGCGGGCTCATTTCGCCAGTCAGGGAAGCAGCGAGCCCGGTGCGCCTCGTTATATGCGTGGCCCAGCTCAGACATTGCGTTCCAGATTTCATCTCGCCACAACTCCACCGGTTCGTAGGGATCGAATGCGCCGTTAAGAACGTTGCAGAGTGCTCTATCCAGTTCGCGAAGTTCGTCCATCACGCTCTCCTGTTCGCTATCGCCTCGGAAGCTTCCTTCTGGAATGTCAGAGAATGGTGCCCGTACACGCGATCCAGCATCTCGACGGTCATGCCCAAGAAGCCCGCCGCTTCCCACGTTTCAACGCCTGCCTGCATCAGCCAGGTCGAGCAAGTATGCCGCAATGTATGGGGCGTTATATCCTTTGACAGATTAGCCGCCCTGCGCGCCGAGCGGAATGCTTTCTTGATGGAAAGCACAGAAGAACCGTTCCAACTGATGACGTGCCGGATGCCCTTGTCGGCCTCTTTCCAGCGCCGCAAATGAGCGATGAGCCGGGCCGGCAACTTGGCGGGCGGCTGGCGCTTTTTCGTCTGCCGTTGGCCTGAACCGGAGCGGTGCAGGATGCCACGGTCGAGGTCGATCCAGCCGGTATTGATTGCAGGCACCCACGACAGCCCCAGGATGGCGCCGGAGCGCGTGCCGGTGTAGAGCCCGATGAGGATGAAGCGGGCCAAGTGAGGCGTCTTGCGGGCGGTGCGCAGCAGATGCGCGGCTTCCGCGCGGGTCAGCCAGCGCTCGCGCGGGCGATGCTTCGCCGGCATCGTGAACGCCGGCACGGGGTCCAGCCCATATTCCTTGTGAAAGTAGTTCACGGCGGCTCGTAGCGTTTCGAGCTGGCGTCTTGCCATTGACGGCTTCTTGGTCGCTGCAAAATCGCGGCAGGTCTTGCCCTTGATGTCGGCAACCTTGCGATGCGCCCAATATGGCGTCAGCCCCTCGATATGCTCTCCGATGAGATGGGGCGAGGCTGTGGACGGCGCGTGTTCCATGACGTAGACCCGCATCACCTCGGCAAGGGAAACGGTATCGGACTTTCCGCCTTGCGCAGGTCGTGCGATGTGCTTTTGTGCAAGGTACTCAGCGAGCCGGATTTCAGCGCGGTCACGCTCGCCTTCAGCGCAGCCAGTTCGTCGATCTTTGCCGTTGTCGCGGATGATCCAGACGTTGCGGCCTTTGTCGTTTCGGAGGTAGAGTCTTGGTGGTGCTGCTTGACGCGGCATTTTTCCCTCATCTCGCGGATCGCGGCTGGGGTGGTGTAGAGGTTCTTTCCGATGCGCTCGACGGCAAGATTGCCGCGCCGAATCTCCGCACGCAAGGCGCTTACCGAAACGACGCCGCGCAAGACAACCTGGCTGGCTTCCGTCAACGTGATCGGATCGGCGTCAAGCAGGTCGCCCGCGCGTCTCGGCTCAGCCATTATCGCCACCCTTTGTCGCCGCAAGCACGCGGTCGAAATCGGCGGGGTGGAGCACCATTTCGTCGCATTCAGCGTCTTCAATCGGAGCGCTTATGGGGCCGATCCACACGACTTGCCCTCTACGCTTAAGCACGACGAAGCCCGGCAGTAGCAGGGCGCTCTTGCTAAGGCGGTGACCGGTCAGGTTAGCCATTATCGCCACCCTTTGCCTTCAGGAGGGCGATGCAGAGGGCGATCGAAGCAGTCGCCCCAAATCCCCATCGGCGCGGCGGGCACTTCGTCATAGGATCGATGTCGGCTTTGTCGTCGCGAAGTGCGGCGTTCCACATGTCCTCTCCGCGCATATGTTGGAGACAATCGACGCACCACCCCGGCAGTTCTCGCTCTACAAGGGCAATGACGGCGTCGAGTGACCGGGTATAGTGCTGATGAGCCGAAGAGTGGCGCACAGCACCAGGATCGGCCCATTGCGTGATCAGCCAGTCGGTCTCAGCATCCGGCCCGGTTAGCGCTTCGAGCCGCTCTATCAGTGCAGCATGGTCAGCCATCGGTGCGCTCCTGTGGAGGCGGGGGAAGCGCGAGCTGCGTGGCATCGAAGATATGCAGCATCCCGCGATAGTCCTCGCCGGTTGCTTCGACCACGTAGCGCACGAAGCCGGCGCGGGTTTTGAACACGGCGCGAACCTCGCCGGGGAACGGATAGCCCTTCGTCTTCACGACCTGGTGCCCGACATTGAGGCACCCGTCCGGTATTTGCGTCAGGAAGGGAGCGGCGGCGGTTAACGCTCTGGCCAGCGTCTCGTCATTCGGCGGGACAAAGGGGCGCAAGACCGTTCGCATTGCCTTAATCGCGCGATCCAAATCAGACATTGTTCGGGTCCACCCTATCGTGGTTGCGATGAAACCCGTGCCGGCGCTCTGCGTCCTTGCGTGCGCGGATGGCTTCCTCGCGAGTAGGGAAGGCACCTAAATTGATTGTTCGTCTGTTCGCCTTGATCTGTGCGAGCCACGACCCGCCAGGGGCACGTTGGCGAACTCCGGTTACTCCGCTTTTGTTGTTAACGCTTCTCTTGCGGTTTTTGCCGTTCCCTACGTGATCGACAAGGCGCAAGTTGATGATGCGATTGTCAGAGCGATTTCCGTTGATATGATCGATCTGCCCAGCCGGCCAGTTGCCAAAATGAAGCAGCCACGCGATGCGGTGCATCCTGTATGATCGCTGATCGATCTTGATCTGGAAGTAACCTTCCCGATTGATGAAACCCACAGGCTGGCTCAGGCAATAGGTGTGATACCAGTGCCAAGTGCGCTCATCTGGGAAATCTTCAAGCGGTCTCGGCAGGCGTGCAAAAGACCCGGTCTTGGGATCATATGATAGCGTGCGCTTGATCAGCGCAGCCTCTACGGCGCGGTCGTCTATCATGGCTGGTCTCCGGCTTTCAGGTCAGCGAGCGTCTGCTTGAAGAGCGCTTGGAGCGACCACACGAACTCATCGTCGGCTTGATTGCCGGTCAACTCTTCGGCCAGTTCGGCTAGCTCAAGAGCCTTGGTCAGCGCATCTCTCGCTTTCACAAGAGAAGCCCGCGCCTCGTCCAGTTCCCGTTGTAGGCGCTCTACTGCCGGGTCTGGACGAGCGTAGAGGGGGCGACGCTTTGCAGTGCCGTTGGCGATGTTGAAAGCGTAATTGGTTAGGAACCATTCCGGCTTATCGAGCGGCAGCCAAGAGGTCCACTCTGCGCCAGCAAGTATTCGATACTGCCACGCCACCGGCTCGCCTTCATTCTCGGCAGATGCGCGCCCGAAGGCGATGGGGAGAGGTTCGGGGGTGCTCATGGCTTCGGCTCCTTGAGTGCGGCGACCAGACGCTCATGGTTGCGGCGGTCGCGGTCGCGGATATGCTCGACGCAGTAAGGAAGATCGGCGGTGTACATCTCACCGATGCGCTTGCCGAAGAACTCGGAGCCACCGACAGTCAAACCAGTGATGGCCTTTGTCGCCTCGCGCGCGTAGTCCTCCAACTCCTTCACCCGTGCTTCCGCTTGTTCAAGACGGGCTAGGAGGCGACGGATGGCGTCGGCGGCCTTGTTTATCCAACCCGCCGTGTCGCTGATGGTCGAAAGCCGAGAGGGGTCTAGTCCGATCCGCGCGAGCAGGTCGATGCGTTGTTCAATTAGGTTTTCCAATCCCGCCTTCAGCGCTTCTACTTCCTCGTCTGTGAAGTGGTCAGGCATGGGAGTCGTCCTTTGCTCGAAACAGGCGTGCAGGGATAGGCTTCGTCGGCCATTTCGTTTTCTTTTTCGGGCGCGTTTTGGTAATGTCGCCAGGTACGACGACGAGGCCTTTGGCAACCCATATTTTCAGCGTGCGCTGCAAGGCTCTGAAGCAGTAGAAAAGCTCTGCCTCAGCCGGCAGGCGATGCTGGTCAATGACCTCATGGCAAGCCGAGCAACCGAAGGCGGCATGGAAGTCGTCTGACTTGTTGCCGATGCCCTTGACCTCGGAAGGCAAGTGGCAAAGGACTGTCGTCTCAGGGTCGTGGTTGCAATAGGACGTGTTGAACGTGCATTGCTGCCCCTTGGCGCTGGCGCGGAGCTTCGCGGAGATGATGCCCATCACGGCCCTCCTTCGCGAATTCTGTCCGCCTGCCAGTCAGGCATTCCCGGCATCGCCCACAGCGTAGGATCGCGCACGGCGGCCTTGCGGGCGAGTTCCGCGCGGAGCTGTTCGGT